CCCACCAGTAGCCCATGACGTGTCTGATGTTCATATCTTTCCCTCCAATTTCAACTGTACAAGCCACGTCTCTGCTGCAGCCTTGGCGGCTTTAAGCGACGAAAAATCTCCCCTGAATAACAAGGGTTCTTCTCCCCGAGCAGCTACACCAGCGCGCCACAGACGTTTCGCCCGGCTAATGCACATGACACAACAGTACGCACTGACGTCACCAACCGGGTAGTGAGCCCCATTGCTGTAGTACCACTGCAATACGCTCATATTTTCCCCTCCAGTTTTGCGCGGATGATGCGTTCTTCTGCCGCCCGCATGGCTTCTATTAAGTCTTTGTAGTGCTCGTGGACATTGACTTCTCTGCCGGAATCTTGTGGAACGAGGGACATCCGAAGTGTCCAGTGCTCAGACCGTTCCCCGCGACTGATGTCGGCATACACCACGGGATAGACCATCAGCGTGTAAGAGCCCGTAGTAAGGTGCCACTCAAAATCGTTCATATCTTTCCTTGTAGTTTCAACATAATGATCCATGCTTCGGCAGCTGTTTTCGCATCGTCAGAAGAAGCAAAGCCAGCCTGTTCAAAGCGCTCCTCGTCATAATCCATAGGGGCATCCCATCTCAGGAAGATGCGCCCTCCGACGCTCCATGTGCCATCTTCTTGGGGAGCAACCATCACGTTGGCATGAGGAAACTCAAGGTCATATCCCTTTCGTACTCGAAAGAGCCCAAGGTCGTAGGCAGTGGAGGGACGCAGCCTGTGGAATTTCCAGTTGAACTCACTCATATCTTTCCCTCCAATTTCATTGTAACGAGTACAGCTTCGGCGGCTGCTTGAGCATCTTCGAGTGTGTAGTACCATGCCTTCAGCTGCTCCAGCCGAGCGGAACGCCCCTGCCAAATAGTTCCAGTGAGGAGATACCTTGTCTCCCAAAACTCCGGGTGGTCAAAATCCCACACATCTTTTTCAAACTTCATCAGCTTGATCTCAAAGCAATACTTGTACGGCTCTGCGGCCGTGAGAACCGCCAGCTTTGCACCACCTTCGGTGAAGTGAATCCAGTCCCATTTAAGAAGACTCATAACTTCCCCTTTAGTTTTGCCGTAACGACTTTCAAGTCAACTACCTCCATAGCCGCTTTAACGTCCGGGTACTCCCCGATGGGGCCGCCTTTAAACACAAGGAAAGTGCGCCCACGGTGAGTAACTTCGATCCAGTAAACTCTTGGCCCAACAATCGTGCGGAACCTTTGGAAAAGATTTCCGGGGGGCACCCTCTCCTTTTGCCAATTGACCCCGGCGGGGCTCTTAACCTCACATGCGGTGACCCACATAAATGGCAGGCTCATGCTTCCCCCTTCAGTCGTCGCATCAGGATTTGCTCGAAGGCGAACTGAGCGGCTTTTTCCCAAGTGCTGAATTGCCAAAGCTCCCTCCCGGTGCTGATCGTAAAGGGCATCAGCTCGTTGCCTGTCTCCCTGATAACCCAGAAGTAGGGGCACACTGCTGTCCATGTTTTATGGAAAACAACGGTGTAGCCCCCGTTCGCATCGACGGGGCCAAAGCCAAATTCTTTTCCTTCACGCCATACGATGTTTCCGGGGCCAAGCATCAGGACTCTCCTTCGTCGTAGATGATCTCGCCGGGCACGTCCTTGTAACGCTTGAAGGCGTCCGTCGTGCAGAGCCAGATAAGCGAGAAGGGGACCTCTTCAGCACGAGGCGTCGGGGTATATCCGTCCGTCATAATCAAGCACACGTCTGGCTCAACCCCGTTCTTCTTCGCCCAGTTGATGACTTCACACATATCCGTCCCGCCGCCGCCCGGCACCTTCTTACGGGGTTCCAGCGGGTAGTCTTCCGGCATGTATTCGTCAACGGCACACACCTTGGCATCCGTGTACAACACCGTGACACTCTCCGGATGGCACTGCTCAATGATGGCGTTGAGATGCCCGAAGTACTTGGCAAGATCTTCTGACGTGATGGAACCCGACGTATCCACGCCGATGATGATAGGCCCCATACTCGGAAGTCTTTCACGGCGGGGCAGGTAGGCCGTCCGCAGATACCGCTTGTTCGGACGGTTCCACGATTGATGTTGTTGCGAGTGCCCAACCATGAAGCGTTCGAGCGTCTGCCACCAAGGTACCTTGGAGTTGATGAAGACACCGAGCGAACGTTCCAACCCAGCACTGAGTTTCCCCATCATCCGCGCTTGCTGAGAGGCTTCCGCCGCTTCCGACTTGGCGTCGGCGATAGCCTCGTCACACTCTTCCTGAGAGTGGTTGCCCTTGTCGTGCATCAGGTCGTCAACGACGAGACCCTTTGAACCACCAAGCCCGCCGCCCTTCTGCTTCTGTTTCTGCTTCATGAGTTCGTCGTAGACCTGCTCCGACGTTTTCTCTCGGGCCCCTTCAATGATGAAACCTCCCTCGATCATCTTGCCCACGTTGTCGTGCGTCAACATATCGTTGATAACAGCGTCGTTGGCGTAGTTCCACACCTCAGGATCGCGCAGACCCCGGCGAGCGTGGTGGGCGAGGGCGACGTGCATCACCTCATGAGCGAAGAGGAACACCAGCTCTGCCGGTGCAAGCTTCTCCACAAACTTCGGGTTGTAAAGGATGTGGCCGTCGAACGTCACAGCCGCCGTCGGCACAGCGTCCGTCTCTTCCACAGGATGCTTGCAGAGGATTGACCCGAAGAACGGGTAGTCCAGCAACAACTTCACCTTGGCGTTTTCAACTCTTTTCTTGATGTCCATGATTTAACCTTTGAGAAAATACATGCAGATAAGGATCGGAATCCAAATCCACGCAGTTACACACAAGCCGAATACAATCCCCTGAAGCAGGAGAAACACCACACTGAGGGAGTACAGCGTCCAGCCAGCAACACAGCAAACTGCGTATTGCAAGCTGTACTTCATCTTCTGCCACCGCCGCCCCGGTTCACGGAACGGGATGTCCTCAGCCTGCCATGGAGCAGTCTTGATTACTTTCTTGTCCATCGCTTTCTCCTTTCAATCTCAAACTGACCGCCTCGGGTATGAAATGTTCAATGAGCGCCACGAACACCTTGGGCTTCTCTTGAGCTAAGCGCTCCAATGCGTCGTTCAATAAATAGTTAAGCATGAACACCGTTGCCCCATTCATGAAATAAAGCAGCATGTGGTTGTAGGAGAGGTTCGTCTCCCGTTGGAACCTGCGGACAACCGCCTTTGCCCGATTTAAGTCTTCGTTGCCCGGTTCATTAACCCCCAGACGATCCGCTCCACGTTCGATGACTTTGGTAATGGCGATGTCGAGGTAGGGTTCAAAGATCTTCGCGATGTCACCCGTCCAACCGTCGATCTTCAGGTCGTTGAGGTAGTCCATTGTCACCTTAAGTTTGAGGTCATTCCTCGAATTAAGAAGGATTGCATCTGCAACCCACTCACGCACATGGTCGTACCGTTCCTCTGGGACAAACCCCAGCATTTCCTCGACAGCATCGGCGATGTCCTCGCACTCGTGCCCCTTTCTGATTTCATATTTGTATTTGCTCATTTATTCGCCTCGCAATTTTTTAAGCGTTCTCCGAGAAACTTCGTGGTCAATGAGAGCTTGGATTTTCATCTCCCACTCAATAGGCTCTACATTCAGCAGTCGCCCAATCAAAGACTCAAACATGAACCGAGCATCTTCACCCCTAAGGTAGAGACTTGGGAACATAATGATGTCGTCGATAGGACGCTTATTCGTCGCCCCGCTCGACTCCAGTAAAAGCTTCTGCAAGTCCCATGTGTTATTAGGATCAAACTCTCCCCACCCATGCCGATAGAGTTTCATAGCTCACCCCGCAATTTCTCCATAGCCAAACGGGCCATGACCATGTCCAGTTTGTTCTGCACCGCTTGAAGGGCATCCAAGTCGTGGGCTTTCCCCATAGCGGACAGACAGTTGCTTACCAAGGGGAAGACACCGTTCTCCGGTACGCCGTAGGTTTCACGGTCGCGCTCTGTAATGGCCGAAGCCAACACGCCTGCGCTGAGGTAGGGGACCTTCCGGAAGACAGGGGCGCAAGCGTTCATTTTTCCCCATGTGCTGAGGCCATTCAATATCCTGTGAGCGAGCTCGACCAAAGAACTCTCGCCTACAGCAAGGTCGTAGTGCCCCCAGCGCGCTTTTTCCCCGAACCTCTGAATCACTTCAGCATCGGTGTAGCAGTGCCCTTCGCGGCTGTAAAAACCAAAGTCCGGTCTCATCATTTCTGCAGCCTCTCTGTTACTTTCTTCTGGATACTCTTTTGCACGCACTCGTACGAGGAAATTACCTTTTCATAATGCGCAAGGAATTTCTGTAAGAATCCCAAGTCCAAACCATCCAGCCACCTGCTATCTTCGGGGACCTTCAAAATGAACCCCTCAAGGATCTTGTCGATGATCTTCATAGCCTCGGTATCGTTGCAGAAGTAATACATTGGATTCTCAAGAATCATCTCCTTGGGAGACGTTCGCACCAGTCGGCCAGTGGCCCCGTAGCTTTCGTTGTCCGTCTCCAAAAGTTGAAGAAGTTCCTGGGGATCTGTGAGATCAAGCTCTTGTACGTATCCGAATGTCATTCCTTCATCCTCTGCGTAACCGCTTTAGCTACTGCCGCGTCTGCCACTTCCTTAATTTGCATAATCGCGCCCATATCCTCATTGATAAGTTGTATAAGAAAGTATTCGTACATAATTTCCTCCATATCGCCCGGCTTCACATCCCAACAGAAAGCCCGGACCGCGAGCGGGTGCTGCAATATCGCGCGGGCAATGTGCCCACTGTCTTCAGCATCCAGCGCCCCCGTAACCTCACGATCAGTGAAAAGGTCGTGCACCTCTTTGGGAGAGAAATCTTTCGTGAGGATGGTTTTCACGAGCCCCATCGTCTCGGCGTAGACCCCATTTTCTGCAGAGGCATGCTCACAGTCGTACCACTCCGTGAGACGTTTAATCACTTCACTCGTCGGCACGGTGTTACCCATTGAATCGAATAAATTCAGTCCCATTTAAATCCTCTTTTTGTAAGGTTCCGGCCCCAGTCGCTCGATGAGGCGCCTTTCCACTTTCCCCTTGGTGTACTCATAGAACTCCATGAGATACTTGTCACCTTCGGGAGAGCCACCGCCAGCGACGCTGACAGCGTTCCTGATAAGCAGTGCGATCTCGTCCCACCTGAGGCAACGCCAAGGCTCTCTAACGAGGTGGACGCGCAACTTATCGCCGTTCGACAGCTTCGTAGCCATCAGGCCACGTACCGTAGGGAAGGGCGGGCGTGGCATTCCTTCCAGCAATTCGCTCATGATTACCCCTTCAGTCTTTCAATGGCACATCTACCCGGAAACTCCTTACAGAGTTTCAGCACTTCCTTCAGGTCAAGCGACGAAAGCTCACCCTTTCCTGAAAACCACCGCAAAAGATTCCGGAGCAGAGTTATTGCATCGCCCTTCAGCAACACATGATCCGGATAAATGCAGAGCAAATCTGACACGTAAAGAACCGTTCCTCCGGATCTAGTCGGAGTCCTGCTAGTAGTCGGTAAATTTAAAAGGTCATGCAGCCCGGCCAGCGTCCCGATGTTCAAAGCGATTCCCCTGAAAGAATCCTCACGACAATACTGGACCCTGATTATTAGCTCACCCGGCTTAGGCACGAGAGGAGTAGGTGCAAGAGCCATAGTTACCCCCTTGGAAAGTAAGCGGCCAACTTGTTCTGAATCTGCCGCATGTCGGATGCCACGGACGCTCGCACCCCGTCGGAATCCCGCAAGTCCTGAGCGTCCAGCCCGTCCAACACAGCAAGCACCTGATGACAGGTCTTTTCGATATTCTCGTTGTCGTTGATGTTCAACTTCAACGCCCGGTTGGCTGCGTCCTTAAGGTTGGTGACGAGCGTATCGCGGAACACCGAACCCGCTTCACCCTTAGGCACTGAAAGCTTCTCAGCCATAGCCTTGATGGGATCCATCAGCATCTTCACCACGTGCTCCGTGGCCTGGGCCTCGACGTTCTGAAGTTCTTTGTCGAGTGCCTGCTTCGTCTCTTCACCCACGTCCACACGGAAGTCCGCTGAATCAGAGATCGGTGCGATGACAAGGCGAATGGCCCAACAGGCCGCCATCTCATCCGCCGTGGGGTAGTCATCGGGGTTGAAGAGCGAACCCATCCGATTCGCGTCTTCCTGCACAGCGGTGTTCCAGTTGTTGTACAACTGCGAGACAAGCCCCATGGCTTCGGACTTCAGCTTGTCAACTTCATTCGTAAAGTCGATGAGCTCCGCCGACGGGATGATCCGCACCCCGTCCGCCATCCACGGCAGACTATGTGCTTGTACATATTGATACACCTCGCCGAACTTAGACTGCAGATTCTTCAGGTCTTTGTTACCCTTAAGCAACTGCTTGGTGTACTTGCCGACGTCCTTCACACCTGCCGTGTCTTCCACGCCTTTGGTGACTTCCTTGTCCCACTTCTTGGGACTCCACTGGTTACGCTTCAGGGTGATGGTGACACAACGGTCTTTAAGAGAACTAACTTCACACATTTTTTGGTTTCCTTATGAGATGGGCCGAGTTGCCCCGGCCCGATTGAATTACTCCACGCCCATGATGGCGCGAGCATGTTTGATGGCGATGTTGGTGTATGCCTTGGTCTGCAGGCACTTCGCCTTGTTGGGATCCCGAGCCATCGTACGGAGCATCAGGATTAAGAACTCCGCCCCCAGTCGTTCACCGTAAGTGATGAAGTTGGGCAGTAACTCCGGCGTCGCATCCGCCGCCATGCGGATAGCCATGGCGTACTTAGTGGCCGGATCGTCCGGCAACTGTGCCTTCTCCGGATCGTTCTTCACCTTGTCGTAGTCGGGGAGGTTCTTCATCAGGCGTTGGAACCCCGTGAACTCCGCCGCCGCGCCGTCACCCACTGCACCCGCCACGTGCTCACGGTACACAGCCTTGGGGAGCGTCATCGGGATGCGTGCCACGTCAGCCCACGAGCGAGGCGTAGGATTACACGGACGGGACGGGTCGAAGTCCGACAGCAGACTGGGCTTAAAGGCGAGGAACCCCATGATGTCTGCCGGGACGTTGTTCTTCATAGCCCAATTCGTCCAGTCTTCCAAATTCTCCGTGAACTCCAAGGTTCGCATACGATTGGCGAGCTTTGTCGAAAGGCGAGAGGCCCCTGACTTATCCTCGGTGCGGTTGCCCGAGGCAATGATGTACAACTCTTCGGAGAGAGGCATCTGCCCCGCGAACCGATCGAGGATCACACGGCACAACGGGTTCTGCATGTCCATCGTGGCGTCCGACAATTCCTCAATAATGAGGATGCTCGGCCCCTGTCCCTTTCGGATGTCGTAGAACTCCTTCGGAGGAATCCACCGAGAGTAGTCCCCACTGAGATCGGGGAGGCCGAGGATGTCCGAGGGTTCACGCAACGACGGGTTGAACTCCACGATGCGTTCCGCCGGGATGTTGTGGGCCTTGGCAATTTCGTCGGCGATCTCACGGGCGCAGCTTGACTTCCCGCCGCCGGGTTTCCCCACGATGAAGGGCACAAACTTGTACCCTTCCGGCTGGTTGAACTGCGCGATGATGGAGCTTTTCAGATTCTTAAATCTCATGATTGGTTTCCTTGTTGCGGGCGTGATAGGCCCTTTAATCTTTGTCGTAATCTCTGGGTTTGTAGGGATTGTTCGGAGTGAAGTGGGGAGAACGCTGGTAGTGCTCCTTCACAACCTCTTCATACGCATCAAACAGCTCGTGCGCGTTTTTGCGGTTGGAAGTCTCTGGGGCGACGTAGGCATAGAGCAACAGCGTCAGCCGATCCACTGCGTTCCTGATCTCTTCCAACTTTTGGATGACTTCACGATCATTCATTCTTTTCCTCCCGAGCTTTTATGTGTTTATCCGTGATACGCCCCATGCGGACGGCGGCCAACAGGCTCGTCGCCAAGGCTTCAGCCTCTTCAAACGACAGTGTCGGTACCGCCAGTACCCAGGGGTTCGATGGGTCAGCCACATGACTGATCTCCAGCTCAACACCGTCCCGAAAGTGAGTGATGGCAATGCCATAGTTCTCATCAGTGAACATGTTTAAATGTGCTGCGCCGTTGGTCATTCGTTTTCCTCCTTTCGCAGTCGCTTTGCTTCCTTGGCCGCTTTACGCAAACACTTGGCAAAGCATTTCGCTTCACTAGGCAACAAATGAAAGTGGATCAAGGCTTTCTCTGTTTCTACTTTCAAATGAATTCCCCACGTGTCCAAAGGTACTTCAGGGACGAACGGATTGAAGAACCCTGCCTGTTCAACACCACAGACCTCAAGTGAGATCTCGTCGCGTTTAATGTTGACGGTGGAAGCACTCATTTTTCTTCCTTCTCATCCCATGGCCGGAAGCGTTCAACCGTATAGATGTTCGTCGCCAGCGCATAGCCGTATTCGTCAACCCACATCCTGTTTTTAAAATACCCTGAGAAGTGAAAGGCGTCGTCATCATCATCGCGCCCCTCGATCTGCATCAGCACGCATTCTGGAGGCGTGACTTCCGGGTAGTCGTTCCATCCCTTAGGGTCGTAAGCCACAACTTCTTCGATGATGCTCCGAGGAAAACTCAACTCGTAGAAGTGTGGGAAATCTTGCCCCGCTACTCTGCGGCTTGATATGTGGACAACGGTGTCAGCGGGGCATACGGAGCACGCCTCATTGAGAAGCCGCCCGAACCCCGGGAAAACTTTCTCCAAAGCGGCCTGCCTTTCCTTGTCTTTTAATTCGTACCTTTTCACTTTCTCCTCCTTACAAATGTGCCTTAAAGTTCATCTTCTCCAGCTGACGCTTCATGTCCAACTGGTTGGACTTGATTTCCAACAGCACCCGTCCGATGTTCTCCACCTGCTCGGCCAGCATGAGCACTGCGTCAGCGAGCTCCTGCATCTGAGTGCGCACCGGAGGTTTCACCGGCTCGTCCTCTAATTTCACTGGTCCTTTCAGGGACAAGTCCGGAAGAGACGGGAGCTCCTTGGCAGATTTCTTGGCAGGCTTGGACACGGGAGCAGTGGCCCTTGCCTTGGCAGCTTTGGCCGCTCGGGCTTTAGCCGTGGACTCTTTGGGGTTCGGGTTATTCGTTATCGCCGTGCGCAACAGCGGCAGAGCTGAGGGCGCAAAAATGCCGGTTTTGCCTAGCTTGTAAATAGGCTTGATGCCACGGGCGGCGAGACAATTCAGCACAGCTGCATAGCTGATGCCAAGCTCGTTAGCCATGGATTGGATGGTGAGCAGTTTCTCCATACTTTGACTCCTTAAATAGTGAAGCTTTTACGGTTGTCTATTTTACGCGTAGTTTACATGTTGGAATATAGGGATTACACGTAGGTTACATGTTGGAAAGCCGGACAATGAAACGGCGGCCAGGATGCGACCGCCGATGATAGGCCTCAGTTTTCATGGCCGAACCCATAGGACTCATACGACCCTTTGAAGGCATCATCGTCCTCGTAGCCTGAGTACTCAGGGTTCATTGACCCTTGGGAGAGCGATGGCGCAACCGTTTCCAACCAACGATTGATGAGGCAGTACTTTACTGTCGACATGACGTTCCTATGAATATCCAGAATGCTGTCCTGGTTCTCAATGCCATGGACAAGGTCTCTGCCAAGGGCGCCGCCTGCTTCGTCCGTCATAGTTTTGAGGCGGGCAACATCCTTCTCTGTTATGGTGTAAGTCTTCATGGTTCCTCTCAAAATGAAAGCCCACGGGCACCGTAGATCACACCTTCAGGTGTTCTCAGGGCATCACCGGGACACATTACGTCTTTCCGATCCGGCACGGCTTGTTTAACCATCCGGCTCACGATATAAGTCGTGTCCGTCTGAGGCGGCGGCAGGTTGTTGGGGGCAGAGAAGGCGGGTTTAAATACCGGCACACCTCCAAGGTCTCCCTCTTTTGCCATGACACGGACGACACGCGGCGTACGCATGTTTGGTGCGGGCCACAGCTCCAGCACAAGTTCCCCAATCTCGTCATAAATCTTGACGGGATGAGGCGTCAGATTTAGAAACTTCATATCACGCTCCTTTACGGGACAAACTGCGTCACCGTGGTTTCCACGCACTCGGTCGGCAGGCCGAATGCCACGTCAGTAATGAACGATTCCGTCCCCCAGTGGTAGTCGAGCGTCGGAGAGGTGTAGCCGTCCTTTGCCAGCTCCTCCCGCCATTCCTCAATGGTGACTGCGTCCTCTTCGGAAAAGCTCTCGCTTGAAGCGTCCCCATATTCCAAATAGGGAATGGCCCACGTGGGGATATTCGTTTTGAATTGTTTTAAGACTTTCATTTATTTAATTACTCCTTTTATTGGTTGAATATATTAGTCTTCGCCTACCAATTTCCAATGGGATTTAATAAATAAAACCCCATCGAAGACTGTCGGCACTTGAACGGTTAATATTTTTCCTCCTGTAAATGATGCGAAGGTGTATTTATTATCGACGTTAATATCAACGTATGCCACCGCACCAATGGTTCTTAAGATGGACTTGTGTTGGGAAGCGCTTGGGACGAGCCGCGACACCATCACATAGATGCGCCGCTCCTCATCGCGTTTGAACCAAACGGCGAAACCGTCCGGCCCAAAGTCGAGGTCGTCCGCTTCGGGGTACTTCCCCGGGCGGTAGATTTTTTTAGGTTGCATGTAGCCTCCTTTCGATCGGATAAATAGATAAGCTTTGGTATGTGTTCGATGACTTCCAAGGGGGAGCCGACACGAGTTTGGTAGACCGGCTAGACCGACTAGACAAATGGCGGGCTTTGGACTGTCTAAGCCCGTGGTCTAGTAGACCGAGACCACTAGACCAAATCAGACTATTTAAATCTAATTGAATGTTTTTGCGTAGAATCAGATCAGACCAAAAACGCTAGTAGTGTGGTCTAACAGATTGGTCTAGTCGCGACTAGACCGCAAGACCACATGGTTTTACTGTTTGACGTATAGAGGTACACGTACCTCTAGGTAGAAATACCTAGAAGAGGAAGCCGGTATATAGAAATGAATTTTTTGAAGTGGTCTAACGGTCTAGTCTAGTTATACTATAATAATAATTATTATTATATAATATATATAAATCAAGGGTTCCCCTTGGAAATTTTCGGCTAGACCAAACTGCTAGACCACGACGTGAAGAGTTGGTCTAGGTCTAAGATCTAGGTGGTCTAACCCGCTGACGCGGGTTGTCCCCCTGGCATTTTGGCCGTAAAAACGACCAAAATTATAAAAAGGCACAATTTTTTTGCGGACATTGTCAACGGTTAAGAAAAAAAACTAACTAGTTTTACCTAGTAAGAACACACGCCTATTTTTATGGGTTCAATTTCTCGAGCCCATAAAAATAGCCCGCCTGTCGGCGGGCTTGGGGTTACTGCTTCTCAGCGAAACTGATTACGCTCGCAATCAGTTTCAATTCATCACGTGCCTTATCAATTTCCTTTTGGTTAAAGTTTTTACCGGTTTTCTTTTCCTCAGAATTTAAACGCTCCTGAGTTTCACTGAGTTTAGCGTTAAGGAACATTAAAACACGATCCTTCGCCGAGGCGTCAGTGAATTTCGCCTTTTCTAATTTCTTTTCCTCCTTTTTATTTTCCTTTTCGGAAATAGTTTCAGCGCTTTCATAAGTTAAAACATTAAACGTTTTAACTTCGTCAGCCGCTTTCTGTAACGCCTTAGTGTCGCTGACACTGTAAACGCCGTTAAGTTCCGAGATGCCGCATTCGTGACGAATGTAGTCCTTGATCTGCCGAGAATACTTAGACAGGGCAGACTTTCCGAGCCGCTTGAAACCTTCTTTCATGAAAGCGGACAGATAGGCCGCGTTTTTCGAGAAGGCAAAAGCCGCCCCCGTGAAAGCACCTAAAACCGCCTGAGAAGCTTTAACCGCCTCAGCAGTTACAGTATCGGACGCATTGAGCGCGGCCGTGAGCTTTTCGAGCTGAGAGACGATTGCAACGGGTAATTCTTTAGACATATTTTCACCTTTGAAATCAAAAGCGTGCAATATCGCACGCCTTAAAAAGTCTGACTAATCAAACCGTTTAAGGCGTGCGAAATTCAGAGACTTTTTTCCTCCCCTACCGTCTGTACGGCCTGCCTTATCGAGCGTCAGGGACAAAATTCAGCGCGGGCGGTTGTCTCTGCGACGTAGTACCGTGGCTTTTCCACCGAATCGCCTACGGCGTGCTTCTCTAGCACTCTCTGAAAGTTCTCCTCGCCTGTATCCGCGTAGCGCCCTATGCGCGCTTACGACTTGCGACCTCGGATGAGGGTAATGAGCAGACAAATTGTTAAAGATCTGACGTACTGCACTGCGGGAACCTTAAGCGGCTTCCACTCGTCTCACCATACGCACAGTCAGAAAATGAAAGGGTTAACCCTAGGAGCGCCGGGGGTGGGGGTACCCCGCGAGCCGACCCCCGGGGAGGGGGTCTTAATTCGCACCCATAAAGCAAGTCCAATTTTTGAACTCGTCTACACGTGTCACCACAAAAAACGTTCCAACGTGTAATCCACGAGTAAAGTAAAATCGTGTATACTTGTGGTGACGGTTGAGAGGTTGGTTTCTTTCGAGATGGTTTCCTTGGGGGCCCCTCAGCCGTTACTTCAGACGGTTTCGGTTCCTACAACCTCGCGAGCTTGGAAAGCTGACATTTCCATAGACATTCCGGGCTCGCACTTTTGAGGCAGAAGCGGGAAAACTTGAAATCCCCGGAGCCGTCTGAAGTATTGTTGGGAGCGAGCTGATGCGTTTCGATTGGAAAGACAATGAGCAGCTGCTTCGCGAGGTTGTGAGTAAGTCTTTGACGTATACGGGCGTTTTGAGGACGCTAGGATTAAACCCTAACGGTGCAAACCAATACACGCTGCGGAAATACCTCAAGGAATTTCGGATTGATATTTCTCATTTCGATCCTCGGAGCTCGCGCAAGCGGAAGCCTGTTTTAAGTTTTGAAGACGTCTCGAATTCAAAGATTACGACTGCTTCGTTGCGGCGATGTGTTCTTCGTGAGGGGAAACTTGAGTACAGATGTGCAATTTGCGGGTTGAAAGATTGGCATGGGGCTCCGCTCTCGTTAAACCTTGACCACATTGACGGAGATCGGACACACAACGCGCTAGAAAACCTTCGTTGGCTTTGCCCTAATTGCGATTCTCAGCAGAACACTTTTAGGGGCAGGAACACGAAGCACGAGAACAAGATTACTGGGGTATAGCACAACGGAAGTGCACTGGGTTTTGACCCCAGCTACAGTGGTTCAACTCCACTTGCCCCTGCCAGTTTTGGCTTGGTAGTTCAGTTGGTTAGAACGCGAAGGAGTCGCCGGTTCGAATCCGGCCCAAGCCTTAAAAATTGACCCGCCACGCTGAGCTTGCGGTATTGCGCCCTCCGATCTGAGGGAAAGCTCACCGGATGATGTGCAACAAGGCGGGCCTTCAGAGCGCCCCGGAGGCTACCCGCGGGTTATAGGGAGGTAGCAGCGTCTTGACGAGCTAAACGGGTCAAGCGGTGAAGAGGACGCCGTGAAGGCTGGACTTACGAGGGAATTGCAAGCCCCGGGGCCTAGTTCCTCCCAAACATTGGAAGTGTGGCTGAGTGGTTTAAGGCAGCGGTCTAGAAAACCGATGGGTCGAAAGGCTCCGAGGGTTCGAATCCTTCCACTTCCGCCAAATTCTCTGAGGGTGCCCTTTGCCGAGTTCCACAGAGACCCGGAGGGGCGAGAGCGGGAAGTTCCCCATCGCCCCTCTTTTTTCGTGAGATGAGAAATGGAATCAGCACCTATTTTGGGAATGCCCGGGATCCTCTCGGACAGACAGATTAAGGAAGAAGCGAACTGCCGCGGCATGATTCAGCCGTTCTCAGCGGTGTCTGTGAATAAGGACGCCGACGGCAAGAAAATCTGCTCCTACGGGCTTTCGAGCTACGGCTACGACGTTCGCCTCTCCGGCGACTTCAAGGTGGCCCGTGATACGCGTCCGCTCTCTTCGAACCCCGGCCACTTGGACATCCACGACGCTTGGAGCCTCGAAGACGCGTTCGTGACGAAGAAGGTTGCAAACGGGGGCTTCTTGGAAATCCCGCCGCACGGCTTTGTGCTTGCCTGCACCGAAGAAACGATCCGTATGCCGAAGGACTGCTTGGCGATCTGCATGGGGAAGTCGACCTACGCCCGCGTGGGGCTGGTGGTGAACGTAACGCCCCTTGAACCCGGCTGGGAAGGTCAGGTGACGATGGAGCTCTCCAACACGACGCATCTGCCGGTGCGGGTCTATGTGGGCGAAGGGATCATGCAGATTCTCTTTTTCCGAGGTGCCGTGCAGTGTGAGCACCCTTACACGTCCCGCAGTTCGAAGTACATGAATCAGCGCGGGCCGACTTTGCCGAGGATGTGACGATGGCCGTGTCAGAACTTGTGAAGGTGAATGTCCGGCTCCCCAAGCGCCAACTCGACTGGTTGAAGTCTGAGAGCGCGAAGGTGGGCAGCACCTACAACCACTACATCCGTCTCGCGGTGGACTTCTACCGGGCCCAGCGGGAGAAGGAGCAGAAGAATGGCGACGCTCACTGAGAAGTACCGGGGGATGGACCCCCGGATGATCTACGACCTCGCAAGCGGCATTGACGATCCCGTAGCCGTGGCAAAGCGCTACGGCTTCTCGGAGAGCGATTGGGCGGTCATAAGCCAGCGCAAGGAGCTCAACCGCGCCGTGGAGAAGCAACGGGCGGAGATGGCCCGCAACGGGACGACGTTCCGCAACAAGGCTGGGATGCTGATGGACTCGATGCTGACCGACCTCTACACGTCGGCGATGCGCTCAGACATTCCGGTGAAGGAAAAGGCTGCGGCCATTTTAGCCGTCGGGAAGTTCGCAGGGTTCGATACCCCGGCGCAGACCCAACCGACGGGACCGGCTTTCTCAATCACGATCAACTTACCGTCAAACCCTCCTAACCAAAGGAAAGCGGACGTGGTCGTGGTTGAGACCCCTAAAGCCCTTGAGGCTGACATTGTGAAGGAAGATGACTGATGTACATGACGACGAACCTTTCCACGACGCAGATCGGGCAGTCAACGGCCACGGTGCTTGCGCGGACGTGGAACCCTACGACGAAGCAGGAGATCATCACGTGGGAGCTCATGTATCCGCGTTACATCCATTCGGAGCTCATGACGCATCGCCAGTTCTCCCGCAACGCGGCTTCGAGTCGTGCAACCCCCACGCGGGTGCTCGTGGAAGAGGTGCGCAAGCATCCGGTGTTTTTCGACGAGGTGCGGCTCAATCAGAAGGGTATGACGGGTGGTGAGCTCGTAGGGGACGAAGTCCTCAAAGAGTTCAAGTGCCAATGGGAAGACGCCGCGAACACGGCGGCGGACTACGCGGAGAACTGGCTCAAGATGGGGATCGCCAAGCAGACGGTGAACCGCATTCTGGAGCCGTTCCTGCCGATCCGGACCATCGTGACGGCAACCGACATTGACAACTTCTTCAAGCTCCGTCTGGCCCCCGATGCCCAGCCGGAAATCCAGTCCTTGGCGAAGGCGATGAATGAGTCCCGCGAGAAGGCAGGTGTGTCCGTTGAAGAGGTGCACATTCCCTACGCCGAGTACTTCCCCGACAAGACGGAGCACCTGGTGCCCCGTGCGATTGCCGCGTGTGCCCGTGTCTCCGTGGCCCGTAACGACGGTAAGAAGACGACGTTCGAGGAAGACCTGGCGTTTACGAAACGGCTTCTCTCGGCGGGACACATGACGCCGTTCGAGCACGTGGCCTATGCGACGAGTCACAAGGGGCGCTACGCGAATCTCTCCGACTGGATGAGTGTGCGCTGGGTAGCCGAGCACCAACCGGAGGCGAAAGATGTTCTGTGAGTGCCTGAAGATGGGGCTGTTGGGCTTTTGTGCCGGGACGCTCATCGGGATGCTGGTCAACGGAGCACGGATCCAGCCGGAGCAGATGCAGGAGCTTAACGAGCGCTTCGACGTGATCCAGATGAAGCAGGAAATCCTGATTGAAGAGCTCAAAAAGCTCGACGTGAAGGGGCAGATAAATTGGGACAAGCTCTGAATTACACGCCGCCCCGGTCGCTGGTGCCGTTCTTTACGAGCGAGAAGTTCATCTCGCTCGTGGTGGGTCCCGTCGGTTCGACGAAAACCACAGCCGGCATCATCAAGATCGCGTACCACGCGAAGCGCATGGCACCTTGTGCCGACGGTATCCGACGGTCGCGCTGTGTGTGGATCCGTAACACCCGCGAACAGTTGCGCGATACGTCTATTCCGGACTTCTTGAGCTGGTTTCCGGACGGCATTGCAGGCGGCTACTCGAAGACGAACTACGAGTTCATGCTGAAGTTCGACGATGTCGAGTGTAAGGTGATGTTTCGTGGCCTCGACGACCAAGATGACGTGAAGCGCCTCCTGTCCTTGCAGATTTCCTTCGCCGTCATGGATGAATTCCGTGAAATCAACGAAGAGATTTTCAAAACGGTGCAGGGGCGTCTGGGGCGTTTTCCGGATAAGAAGATGGTGCCGCCCCGCCCTGAGTGGGGCAAAGACGAAAAGGGCTACCCGATCGGCGGTTGTGTGACCGAGGACGGAAAGCCCAACGCTCACATCTGGGGGATGACGAACCCTCCCGACATGGACACCTTCTGGGAAGGGTTCCTGACGAATCCGCCTGAAAATTGCCACGTGACAATTCAGCCCGGTGGCAACGATCCGAAGGCGGACTGGTTGGAGTACTTGCCGCCTGATTACTACACGAACCTTGCTGTAGGGAAAGACCCTGACTGGATTGACGTTTACATCAACGCAAAGTTCGGTAAGTCCTTGGCCGGTATGCCGGTGTTTCGGTCGTTCGCTCGGTCGCTTCATGTGTCGGACGGGGCGCTCAACTACAGTCGAAACCACAATTCGCCGATCATTATTGGCATGGACGTGGCCCTTCACCCGGCGGCGGTGTTCGGGCAGGTGGACTACAAGGGGCGCATCCTCATCTACGACTGCGTGTCCGCGACCGGCATGGGGGCGCAGAAGTTCATCCGTGAAAAGGTGAAGCCGGTATTGAACCAACGCTTCCCCGGACAGCCTGTTATCCTCATCATTGACCCGGCGGGGAACACCCGCGCTCAGACGGACGAAAAGACCGTTCTTGACGTGATCCGAGCGGAAGGCCTTGCAGTACGCACCGCCTCTACGAACGCGCTCCAGGCGCGATTAGGGGCCGTTGACGCGGCATTGAGCCGTGTGGTCGAGGGAGAACCTTACCTTCTCATTGACGGAACGCATTGCGCAGACTTGATAACTGCCCTCTCGGGGAAGTATCGTTACAGGCGTAAAAAGGACGGCGAGGCGGAAGACCAGCCGGAAAAGAGTCACCCGTGGTCGGATATTGCTGATGCTCTGCAATATCTGTGCCTGCACGCTGATACGAGCGGCGTGTATAACCAAGAGGGTAACGTGCAGGCGGTACCCGTGAAGAAGGTGGACTACCGATATGTTTGAGAACGAACAAAAGACCGCTCTCCCGATGAACATCACGGCGAGCGCGGCTCCCGGGGTGGTGAACGTCGGGGGGATTCTCGAAATCCGCAGCGGCGAACAGCTGATTGCGGACGAGAAGGCGAAAGCCGAGGCCGACAACGATCAAGCCGTGGTGCAGGGGCTTGCGGGCTACATTCAAGCCTGTTGGCAGGAGGCCCGAGACGCGAAGGAAAACACGATTGAGCCCGCGATGCTATCGGCTCTGCGGCAAAGGAAGGGTGAGTACGACCCCGATATGCTCGCACAGCTCCGTAAACAGGGCTCTACGCCGATCTTTATGCTCATCACGAGCAACAAGTGTCGGGCCGGTGCGTCGTGGCTCCGTGAGGCCCTTGACGGGCTCCCCTGGAGTGCAAAGCCTACGCCGGTGAGTGACGTTGACGATGACACGAAGCAGGCCATTATCTCCGCGGCGGCGCAGCAGGTGTATCTGGCGCTGATGAACGGCTACCGCCCGTCGGACGCGGAAGTGAAGGAATTCATGCTCGCGGTGCGGGATCAGGCCTTCGCGAAGATCCAGGAGATGGCGAAGCAGCGTGCGGAGCGCATGACGGAGAAGATGAAGGATCAGCTCATCGAAGGCGGCTTCGAAGCGGCGATGGATCAGTTCATTGACGACCTCGTGACGTTCCCGGCGGCATTCCTCAAAGGCCCGGTCGTGCATAAGCGCCCGCAGTTGAAGTGGGTGAAGGGGCAAGACAACCAGCCTAAGCCTGACGTGACGGAAGCCTTTAAGCTCGAATGGGAGCGTGTGGATCCGTTCAACATTTATCCGGCTCCGGACGCGACGAACATTGACGATGGCTATTTGATCGAGCGACACAAGCTGTCGCGTGCCGACCTTGTCGCCTTACGAGATGTTGAGGGTTACAGCTCTTCAGCCATTAACGCAGTGCTCGATGAGTACGGGCGCAACGGCTTGCAGGACTGGCTCAGCATTGACAGCCAACGCATGGTCGTCGAAGGGAAGAACTTCGGGCTGTCGTTGAATCCCTCTCAGCGGATTGACGCTCTGCAGTTCTGGGGCTCGGTGCAGGGACAAAAGCTCCTGGATTGGGGCATGGGTGACGAGATTGCAGTGGAAGATCCGCTCGCGGAGTACCACCTTGAAGCGTGGCTCATTGGGCGCTGGGTGATTAAGGCAGTGGTGAACCCGGATCCGTTGCATCGGAAGCCCTACTACAAAACCTCGTGGGAGAACGTCCCCGGGTGCTTCTGGGGCAAATCCATTCCCGACCTCTGCAAAGACACGCAGGCGGTCTGTAACGCGGCGGCGCGTTCGCTCGTGGACAACATGGGGATCTCTTCGGGGCCGCAGGTCTGCGTCGACGTGGCGCGACTGCCCGTGGGTGCCGAAATCACGGAAATGTATCCGTGGAAGATCTGGCAGGTGAAGGACAACGGCATGGGTTCCGGGGCGAATCCGCCCGTGAACTTCTTCCAGCCGGGGAGCAATTCTCAAGAGCTGATGGCGATCTTTGAGAAGTTCTCGATTCTCGCCGACGAATACACCGGGATCCCGCGCTACATGACGGGCAACGCCAATGTGGGCGGAGCCGCTTCGACGGCGTCCGGGATGTCGATGCTTCTTTCCAACGCCGGGAAGACGATTAAGAACGTCGTGGCTTCGATCGACCGCATCATGCAGCCCGCAATTGAACGGCTCTACATGTACAACATGATGTACCTGGACGATCCGGAGCTGAAGGGCGACGTGAACATCGTGGCCGAGGGGGCGGAAAGCCTTGTGCGTCAGCAACAACAGCAACAGCGCTTGAACGAGCTCTTCAACATCGTGGTTGCGAGCCCGGTGCTCACACAGATTTCGGGCATTGAGGGCTTGGCGTACCTCTATCGCGAAGTGGTGAAGCCCTTGGGGCTCGACACGGATCGCATCGTGCCTGCTCCGGCGGTGTTAAAGGCACAGAACGCGATCATGCAGATGCAGCAGGCGCAAGCCCAACTTCAACAGCAGGCGATGCAGGAACAGGCGCAGGGGCAACCTCAGGCGGGGGGCTCCGCCGCGAAACCGGGGAATGACATGGACCAACGACGGCTGATGGACGGCTCGCCGCAACAGGTGACGACGGCGGGTAAAAACCAAAATCTTTTGCCTGCTCCGCGTTCCAACGTGTAACCTACGGGTAAAATAAATTTTTACATTACAAGTTGGAAATTATGACCACTAGGGTTTATACTGAGGCCAGATGTTCGGAGGAGCGTCTGAAGTCGACCGTCGCTAGGTTGGCTCAGCCGGAATTCCAACCGTTCATCCGGTTTCTTGAAGACCGCCTCTTTCTGGCGCGTGAGACCTTGCAGAACGCTACGGAGCCAGCGACTCTGTATCGGGCTCAGGGCCACGCGAATGAATTAGAGGATATTTTGGAAACCATTGAGGTGACGGCAGGGCATTTGGCCCTCTAGCCTCAACTAATCTTGGCTGACCGTAAAGTCGGAGCCGGGGAGAAAAAGTAAATGCCATTGCCAGAAGCAATTCAGCGTCAGGCGGACTTCGCCGACGAGTACGACAAACAGGTGGCCGCACAAGCCGCTCCTCAAGCCGAACCGCCGAAGGAAGTGACCGAAGACTCGGGAAGTGCACAGACAGTGCAGACACAGACAACGAATCCGTCTGAATCGGAATTGGAAAAGTACAAAGCTCGGTACAGCTCTCTTCAGGGCAAGTACGACAGCGAAGTGCCTGTCCTTACGTCTCGAAATAAAGAACTTGAAGCCCGTGTCCAGCAATTGCTGGACGAGAACTCCAAGCTCCGGGAAACGCAGATTCAGAGGGAAGCGGAAGCGGACGGTTTGACCGCAGCAGATGAAACCCAGTACGGGAAAGAAATGCTGAATATGGTCAAGCGCGGTATCAAACAGGAAACGGCGCAGCAGCGCTTGGAGATTGAGCAGTTGAAGGCTCAGATCCAGCGTCAGAAGGCTGAAGCCGAGCGAGCACGGGCTGAAGGTCAGCAACAACGCGACGTTCAGTTTGCCGCCACGATGGAAAAGCTGGTTCCGGGCTGGGTGACTCAGAACGAAGACCAAGCGTTCATCCAATGGCTGCAGTACGTGGACCCCGTTTGGGGCATCCAGCGACAGGAGTTGCTCAATCAGGCTGCTCAGTCGTACGACGTGCAACGCGTAGCCGCTATTTTCAATTTGTACCGCAGCGAAACGGCGCAGAAGCAGAAGGACTCTCCTTTGGCTCAGCAGGTTTCCCCGACGCACACCGCAAGCGCGAATCCGCCCAACACCGGTGCCACCAAGTGGACATCCGAAAAGATCGCTCAGTTCTTTGAGGACGCTCGACACGGGATGTACTCACCGGAAGAAGAGGAACGGATCGAGAACGAAATTGACGCGGCTGTTGCGGCGGAGCAGGTTCTTTACTGATTTTCTTCGGTTCATAACCACACCCGGCGTGACGGCATTTTGAGGAGACTCTGAATGACGACTCTTAATCCGAGTGTGGTTACACCGGTAAATGCAAGCGGCCAATGGGGCCCGCAAACTTCTGTCCCCACCCCGACTACTCCGTACTCGGGTACCTTTATTCCGACCGTCTGGTCGGGTAAGTTGGCTCGTAAGTTCTACGCCAACACGATTTTCGGTGCCATCGCCAACAGCGATTGGTACGGCGAAATCTCGAACATGGGTGATAAGGTAATCATCAACACGATTCCCGACATCACCGTGAAGCCCTACAAGGTGGGCATGCAGCTCGAATACGAAGTGCCGCAAGGCGAAACGTTCGAGCTCGTCGTGGACGAAGGCTGCTACTACGCTGTGAACGTCAACGACGTGATGGAATATCAATCCAAGCCCCAGCTCATGAATATGTTCACGACCGACGCGGCTCAGCAAATGAAGCTCGCTGTCGATGCCCGTGGCATTGCGAAGACCTTCTTCACGGCTGAAGGCAAGCTGAAGACGGACGAAAAGGGCTACAAGGCTGTCTGGACGAAGAACGTCGGCGCGAACGCCGGTGCTCGTACGGGTTCCTACAACCTCGGTACGGACGCGGCTCCCGTGGCGCTTACCCCGGACAACATTCTTTCCTATATCACGCAGCTCAGCACGGTGCTCGACGAAGCCGACATCCCCGAAGATGGCCGCTACCTCGTCATTACGCCGTACGAACGCCAGATCCTCATGAACTCCAATCTCGCTCAGGCTCAGTTCATGGGTGACGCGAAGTCCGTGCTGCGTAACGGCCTGATCGGCAAGATCGACCGCTTCGAAATCTACGTCAACAACCTCCTGCCCCGTGCGGCTGAAGGCAAGACGTGGGATACGAAGGCTGAAAGCTTTACCCCCGGCGCAGAAACCGACGCGAAGAAGCGTCACCTTATCTGGGCCGGTCAAAAGAGCGGCATCTCCTTCGCGAGCCAAATCACGAAGACCGAAAACCTCCGCAACCCCAACGACTTCGGTTCGCTGGTCCGCGGCCTCAACATCTGGGGCACGCAGGTGGTGCAGGGTCAGTGCTTGGCCCCGATGATCGTCGCTAACTAAGGATTCTGGGGGGCGGAGACTGGGTTTTTCATCTGACTCTTTTTCCGCTGTTTCCGCTCCCCGGATTTATCGACATGACGCAGGCAATCGACATTCTCAACCGGGCTGCCCGGCTTTTGGAAGACCCTGAATTCGACCGTTGGTCGAAGGAGGAGATACTGGTTTGGCTTTCCGAGGCGCAGATTGCGATTGCTCGTGTTCCCGGCTCCTTCACGAAGTTTGCTGTGATTGACCTCAAAGAGGGCGCACGGCAGGCTTTACCGAAGGACGCTTGGGGACTTCTCACGATCACCCATAACGTGGACGAGGACGGCACGCCTTTGCGGGCGGTACGTCTGGTGACGCGTTCGTTGCTCGACAGCTACGAGCCCAACTGGCACGCGGCTCCTGAGCGGCAGATCGTAGAGAACTTTGTTTACGACGACCGTTCCCCCCGTGAGTTTTACGTGTACCCGCCTAACGACGGGTATGGGCATATCGAGATCAGCTACATGGCGATTCCAGAAAAGCTCACAGCGGAAACGGATGAAATCGAGCTTGATGAGACGTTTGAACCGGCTCTTCTGAGCTATGTGCTCTATCGGGCCAACAGCAAGGATTCTGACTACGCGCCGGGTCTGCAACAGGCGGCGTCCTACTTCCAGACCTACACGCAGGAGCTTACGAACGCTTTGCAGGCGCGGGGTGTCTCGACGCCGAACGCCGCTCTCGCGGGTGGCCCGGCTAACGCCAACGGAGGCACGGAATGAGGGTCGTACCCGTTGATGATTTTGTGAAGTACGTCACGCCGCAGGCGGAAAACTGCCCGGACTTTGTCGTCCGGCGCGAGGTGATCGCCGCGGTGGCGGAAATCTGTCGCGAGACCGGTTGCATTACGGCGGAGAGCTGTTTTGCAACGATTCCGGGCATGGCGGAGTATGACATCCCGCTTGCGGACGGGCTCCACGCGGAGATGGTGCGCCAAGCTTATTGCGACGGGGTGCGTCTCCAGTCGGTGCGGCTCGATGAGCTCTCCGCGGCTATGCGGGGCACGGACTGGTTTGAAAAGGCCGGGAAGCCGCTCTACTACACGTTTAAGCGCTTGGATTACATCCGGCTGATTCCTCGTCCGGAGGCGGAGGCTTTCGTCCGTCTGGACGTGTTGGTGACGGTGGGGCGCGATACGAAGCAGATCCCGGCGCAGTTCTTTGAGGATTATCTCGACACGGTGGTGGCGGGGGCTCTGAGCCGCATTTTCCGCATTGCCGGTCAGACGTACACGAATTACCAATTGGCCGACCGCAACCTTGCGATCTATGAGCAAGGGCTCGTTGGGATCAAAGCCGACGCGCAACGGGACTTCACGCGCTCGCCGGGGCGGGTCAAAATTAACAGGATTGTGTGATGCCGGTTCTTTGTACAAATAACGCTTGGGGCGAGTTGGCGAACACCATTACGGCCACAACGCCGCAGATCACGCTGAAGGCGGGGCAGGGTGAACGCTTTCCGATCGCCGTGGACGGGACGAGTTGGTTTTACGCAACGCTGATTGATGAGCAGAACAACCTTGAAATCGTCAAGGTGACGGCGCGTTCTTCTGACTCTCTGACGGTGGAGCGCGGGGTGGACAGCACGGAGCGGCGTCCTTTCAACACCGGCTCTCGCGTGGAGTTGCGCCCGTGTGCGGCGCTCTTCAACGACAAGATCAGCAAGGATGAGTTCGACGCCTCGAACGCCCAACTGCGGGCGGACTTTAACAAGACGCTGACGGAAACGTCCAACACCTTCTCGAAGGCAGTGGACAACCTGAAGCAGACCATGGCTGACGATTACGTCACGACCACAGCGCTTGAAAAGAAGTTTGACGCTCGAGATGAGAAGAACAAGGAGACGTATCTCTCCATTGCCGACGCGAAGACGACGTATCTGCCGCTTGCAGGTGGGACGCTTGCGGGGCCGCTCAAGATCGAAGACGACAAGGCGTCCGGCCTCACGATGAACGGCGGCGACTTGACGCTCAACAAGAAGAAGGTGAACAACCAGTCATTGGGCGGCAACATCACGGCGGCGGGGGCGATCAAGGGCGAGTCTGTGCGAGCCACGTCCGACGGGCGGCTGAAGATGGGCGTGACGCCGATCGAAGGTGCCGCGGAAGTGCTGGCGAAGCTCAAGCCCGTGGGCTTTCAGTGGAAGAGCACCGGGAAAGCCTCGTTCGGCTTCATCGCTCAGGACGTGCAGACGGTGTTGCCGGAGCTCGTTCACGGCAGTGAAAAGCAGTTCTATTCCTTGGAGTACAACGGGTTCATCCCGTTCTTGGTGGCCGAAATTCAGGCCTTGCGGAAAGAAGTAGAGGAGATAAAAAGAGATGGGCGCGCAGTTAAGTGACGGTCGCTACATGGTGAAGGTCGAACCGGTGGAAGGGGCTTTAGCAAAGGTGCAGAGCCTCACGGTGTGTTCTTTCGAAGACACCAACGGTCGGCGCTACGCCTTAAAGGGCGAAGAAGTTCTGTCGTTGTTCCCCTTTGCGGGGTTCAAGGATGGTGTCGGCATGTGCTACGTGGACTACGAAGCACTGGTGCCGGTTCTTGTGAAGGCCGTGCAGGAACTCGCAGGTAAGAAGACAAAGAAGAAGGCGGCGGAAGCCCCGGCAGAATGAGGCGATGTATGGTCGGTAATAACCCCGAAGCTGAATTGGCTTCTGTGAAAACGGAGCTGCGGCTCATATCGAAGTCCCTTGACGAGGTCAAGGCGGCTCTGCACGAGATGGGGAATTTCGGGGGAGTGCTGACTCAGCTTGCGTCCAACCAAAAGGCCTATGAGCAGAAGTTCCTTGAGTTCGGCACGCGGCTCGACACGCTGGAATCTCGGCAGAACACTAACACGGCGTTTTTGAACAAGATTCGCGGTTCCGTCACGACGAGTGCGTGGATTGCCCGGGCAGTCCAGGCGGCGCTGATCGGCGCTGTCGGTTGGCTCTACACGACTGTGGCCGACACTCGGGAGCAGGTGATTGAGACGGCGCATCATGTCCAGTTCCTTGAGCGCGAGCACCAGCAGATTATCCAAGAGCTCGCGAAGGAGGCTCGTAAATGAGCTGGAAGAAGCCTGCGGCGGCAGTCTCGGCAGTAGGGGTGCTCCTCATCTCGTGGTTCGAGGGGTACGCGCCGACGGCGGAACAGCCGTTGACCGGCGACAAGTGGACGGTGGGTTTCGGCCACACAGAGAATGTCGCCCCGGGGGATAAAGTGTCCCTGGAGCAGGCGTTCGGGATTCTGAAGTCCGACGCGGTGCGGGCGGAAAGAGTTGTAAGGGATTACGTGGACGTGCCACTGGCTCAGAACCAGTTCGACGCCCTGACGAGTTTGGTTTTTAACATCGGAACGGTGGCCTTTGTGCGGTCTACGCTCCTGGCGTGCTTGAACGAGGGCGACTACGACGGCGTAGCCGTGCAGTGGATGCGTTGGAAGTACTTCAAGGGCAAAGTCGTTCCCGGATTGGAGAGACGCCGTGCCATGGAGCTTGCTGTTTTCCGCGGCCAGCCGATTGAAGTGGTGGTTGGTGGGCGGATGTGTTTTGGCACTGCTGGCTGCTACAGCATCAGCGATTTATTACAGGGGCCTCTGGCTCGACCAGACGGCGCAGAACAAGGCGACGGAGACCCGAGCGAAGGAAGCGGAGCTCATCACGGTGTCTCTGGCGGCGAGAGCGCGGGAGGAGCATGAAAAGTCTGAAGCGTTACTTATGGCTGAGCGTGAGCGCAGTAATGCTGAGCTTGACCGGGTGCGCGACGAACTGCGTGCAGCCCAAGCCCGCGTCGATTCCCTCTCTGCCCGAGAGTGTCGTAAACAAAGCGCAGTCGCCCTTAACCATCTCGAACGAGGTGCAGAGCTGGCGACAAGATGTTCTCAAGAGCTTTCAGAGCAGCACCAAGCCCTGAAGACTTGCGTTCGAATGTATCAGGATTTGCAGAGTGTCTACGGTAATCATCAATGAATTTTCGGGCATTATCCCGAAAGTCAGCGCCACTCTCCTGCAGGACAACCAGGCGACGGAAGCCCGAAACCTGAAACTGCAGAGTGGGGAGATCCGCTCCTACAACCGCCCGAAGGCTGTGCAGAAGGTGGAGCAGGACGGCGTGCAGTCCATTTTCAAGCTGGAAGGAGCTTCAGGGTCCTCGCAGTGGCTTGAATGGACGGTGGACACGGATGTCTGCTATTCACCGATCGCCGACAATGACGAATTCCGCATTTACTACTCTGAAGGCGGCGTCTGCAAGAAGACGAATTACTCGATGGCGACGCAGGGTACCGGTCCGGCTCCGCGTAATTGGCTGTATCTGGGGGTGCCGTACCCGACGGTGGCTCCGGCCTTGAAGGCGAACCGCGTCCCGAACAACAGGGACGAATGGGAAAAGGAGCATCCGGACAAGGAGTACGAAGAGTTCTCTGCCGACAACACGAGCAACCGGGCATACGTCTACACGTATGTCTCGACGTTCGGGCAGGTGGAAGAGGAATCGGCTCCGAGTGACGCGACGCAAGTCGTCTGCGACACCGAAGGCGGCTCTGTGGAAGTCTCGGGCTTTGCCGATCCGCCGACTGACCACCTCAACATCACGAAAATCCGCATTTACCGCACGGTGAGCGGGTCGTCTTCGACGATTTATCAGCTGGTGGACGAGCTGCCGCTCACGGATCACAAGCTTGCCGACACCGGGGTGTCGCTTTACGGTGTCCCTTGGAGTGGTCGGACGTACATCGACAAGCGCTCGGCGTCTCAGTTGGGAAAGGAGCTCGATTCGCTCAATTACACCCCGCCGCCTGACGGCCTGAAGGGTCTCGTCTCGATGCCTAATGGCTTCTTGGCCGGGTTTGTTCATAACCAAGTGTGGTTCTCGGAACCCTATTTGCCTCATGCGTGGCCGTCTTCCTATATGTTGACGACGGACTCCCCGATCGTGGGGCTCGGGGTTTACGGTTCGACATTGGTGGTGGCGACTTCTCGGCAACCGTATACGATTTCCGGTACGTCTCCGGCGTCTATGACGCAGGAAAAGCAACCGATGAGCCAGCCGTGCGTTTCGAAGCGCTCTATCGCTTACGACCAGTACGGCGTGCTGTACGCCTCGGCCTACGGCGTGGTGGCTCTTGCCGCCGGTCAGATGGACGTGTTCACGCGACCCATCGTGAGCCAGGACGAGTGGAAGAACTACAACCCCTCGACGATGTTGGCGGTGATGTACAACAACCAGTACATCGCGGTGTACCGCAAGGGCAACGAGACCTCGATGCTGATTTTCGCCCGCGGCGAAACGCCTGAGCTGGTGAACTACGACTTCACTCCGGTGGCGATGCACATCGAGCGCGGCTCCGGGCGTCTCTTCTGTCTGTCGGAATCCGACAACTACATCTACGAAATCGACGCTGACGACATTAACAAAGAGCAGTTCACGTGGCAGAGCAAGCGGTTTGTGAACCCGTACCTCACGTCTTTCTCCTGTATGAAGCTTGACGCGGACTACAACTCAAACGCCGACGTGGTGGCTTGGGAAGCAAAGCGCAAGGAGATTGACGACTACAACGCGGCGATCTGGGCAGAGCGGGAAGGAAAGAGCCTTCTCGGGGAGTTCAACGCTGTAACGCTTAACACGTTTGAGGTGAACGGCGGGTTGCTGAAGCCCAATCTCACGAAGGCGGAATTCCGCTCGGTGACGGTGACGATCTACGCCGACGGCCACGAAGTCTATTCGAAGGTGTTCACGAGCCTGAAGGCCTGCCGCATTCCTCCCTACAAGGGCTACGCGTGGTGGGTGAAGTTCGTCGGCAATGTGGACATTCGATCGTTCTCGATGTCAACCTCAATGAGAGAGTTGGCGTCGCCGCAATAGGAGTGAACCATGGCAGAAACACGTAAGCCTTCCATCAGTATTTCCGGGCTTCCGACGAATCTCGCGAAGCCCATGGAGACGGTGAAGCAGTCCATCGAGATGATTACCGGGGCTCGTCCGGGAATGAAGGAGCTCACGGGGCTTCAGCGGGATGCCGGGCTGGTGACGGTGATTGAAAAAATCAACGAGATCGTTGCCCGCATCAACGCTTCGGGGAAGAGTAATGTCTGAAAAAATCAATTTCAATATCCGCCCTGTAGAGGTGAATCCAACGGTGGATTGCGCAAGCGATACAGCGTATACTTTGGTGGTTACAGACCCGAGCGGAAAAGAGTTGGATTTCGAGGGTTACAGCTTTCAGATGGAGCTGCGGCCCTATGTCAGATCGAAGCGAGTGTTTGACACGATGTCCACGGAAAACGGGCGTATTACCGTTGACGGCTGCCGAGTGACGATGCACTTCCCGGCGGACGTGACGGCTGCGTACAAATTCGATACTGCAGTTTATGACCTCATCGCGACAAGCGAGGATGGTTTGCACTATCGAATTGCCGAAGGACAGATCGACTTCTACCCGGAGGTGACTCGTGTCCTGTAAAGATCATCTTTTTGGCGGTGTGTTCCGGGTCGAAGTCCCGGGCATTCAAGGCCCGCGAGGCGTGGCAGGGCCGGAAGGCCCCGAAGGCCCTCAAGGCGAACGTGGTCCCATTGGCGAACGTGGCCCGCAAGGCCCGCAAGGTCCGATGGGGCCTCAAGGCGAACAGGGTCCGAAGGGCGACAGTTTCAGCCCTGATGCAACTGGACCCCGCGACGACCGCGCTCTATACGACAACCGTCCGCAGAACTTCTCGTTCCTTGCGACGGACACGCTCGTCCTTTACTACAAACTCTCCGACGCCTTAGGTGACTGGAGCGACGGCGTGTCGCTTCAAGGCCCTCAAGGTATGACAGGCCCCCAGGGACCTGAAGGTGTCAAGGGCGACAAGGGCGACGTTGGGCCTCAAGGCCCCCAAGGTGAGCAAGGCCCCCAAGGCGAGGTTGGCCCTGTTGGCCCGCAAGGTGAAATTGGCCCGCAGGGGCCTCAGGGTGAGAAGGGCGACCAAGGTGACCCCGGCATTGACGGTACGAACTACCAGCCGGATGCGAAGGGGCCCGAGTCGGAACGTAGTTCGTACGACGCCTTTACGCGCGGGTTCTCTTTTCTGGCATGGGATACCGGCAAGCTCTACTTCAAGAAGTCCGGCGCTGTAGGCGACTGGACGGACGGTATCTCGTTCGGGCGTGGCCCGGTGGGACCTCAAGGTCCGCAAGGTGAAGTTGGCCCGGCGGGTGCAACCGGCCCCGCTGGCCCACAGGGTGAAGAAGGCCCAGAAGGACCGGCAGGGGAGTCGGTGAACAAGTTCTTGATGGACCCTGATCCCGAGTTGTACTTCTTAAAGATTTATGGCGAAACACACGGGGATACTATCGGGGACCTCGTTGTTCAAGAAGCGCCGTTTGACCCCGATCCCGTCGAAGTTCTCGACAAAGTGCTAAAGGAGTAAGCCGTTATGGCTGATACGAAAACTCAATCCCAACAAATGGAAGCCCTTGCGATCCGCGTGGGTACCGAAATTAAGAAGGTCTACGCTCAAGTCGGCACCCTCGCTAACCTGAAGACGACCGACAAGACGGCTATTGTTGCGGCCATCAACGAAACGGTGGACTCTATCTCTGCCGCTCAGGCGACGTTGAACGACTATGCGAAGCGTCTGTCTGCTGTGGAAACGAAGGCGTCTACGAACGCTTCCGATGTCTCCGCGGCTAAGGGCAATATTACGGCTCTGCAGACGAGCCTTGGTACGCTTCAGACTGATTTGAAGGCTTTGCAGGACAAGGTCAATGCCCAGACGGAAATTGATGACACCGCGGCGGCTACGGACAAGACCTACTCTTCGAGCAAGATCGAATCTGAAATCACTGCGGCTAAGCAAGCGGTGAAGAATGACCTTCTTGGCGGTGCCGGTGCTGCGTACGACACGCTGAAGGAACTGGCTGATCTCATTGATGTCAACAAGACCGCTATCGACGCCTTGAAGGAAGTGGCTGCCGGACACGTGAAGTACGACGCCGCTCAATCCTTGACGGACGCACAGAAGAAGCAAGTCCGAGACAACATCGGTGCGGGTGCCGCAACTGACGTGACTTCTCATGGCACTCGTCTGACGGCGGTCGAAAAGAAGGCCACGGACAATGCGACGGCCATCGCGAACCTCAAAAACGCTGTCGGCGACACGACGGTTGATCTTGTGGCGAAGTTTGAAGCGGCGTTGACTGCGACTGAATAAGGCGCAATCCGCATTTTTGGAGCAAGCCAATGGCAGAAAAACCTTATCCTTCGCCTGCTAATCTGACTGAGCAGCTGCAGAATCTTTGCTGGCGGCTTGCTGTCGAGATGCGGGCACTTTACAACACGCTGAAGACGAAGATGACGAAGGCCGAAGCCGACGATGCCTACCTTGGTAAGTCGGCTAAGGCCGCTTCGGCTACCAAGGCCGATACGGCCACTAAGGCATCGCAAGACGCTAAGGGGAACGTCATCGACCAGACTTATGCGAAGAACTCGGCTATCCCCACTGTGATGAAGGGTGCAACGAGTGCGGCAGCTGGTGCCGCTGGTACCGTCCCGGCCCCGGCAAAAGGCGACCAGGCCAAGTTCTTGAACGGCAGCGGTGCTTGGGCTACGGCTCTGACCTCTCAGACCCAAGCGGACTGGAACGCGAGTACCGGGGTGGCGGCTATTAAGAACAAGCCGACCATTCCGACAAAAACGTCTCAGCTCACGAACGACAGCCATTTCGCGACGACGGGGGCTATCCCGACGAAGGTCTCTCAACTGACCAACGACTCGGGGTATCTGACGACTCAAGTCCGAGCGGACTGGAATGCTACGTCGGGCGCGGGGGTTATCAATAACAAGCCGACGATTCCGACGAAGACATCTCAACTGACGAACGACTCGGGGTTTTTGACAACGCAGCAACAGGCGGACTGGAGCGCGAGTTCTGGGGTGACGGCGATTAAAAATAAGCCGACCATTCCGACGAAAACGTCGCAACTCGCAAACGATTCTGGGTTCTTGACTTCCCATCAAAGCTTGGCGGGTTATGTCAAGGCTACGAGCAGTACGACTGATTTAACAGTAGGAACTTCTGCCCTTGCGACTGGGCATATTTATTTAGTTTACGAGTAAAAGGAGTTAGGAGAAATGAAGAAAGTAGAAAAGTACACTGGGGAAAAGGTTTACATGTTCCCCAACGGTGCCTTGGCGACGAAGGAAGCGGTGCTGGAACAGTTCCCTGCCGCCTTGGCGTTCGTGCACTATGTGGAAACGGACGAAAACGGTGAAGTGATGTGGGCGTTCCAGAATTTGTCTGCAATGCGCACGATGTATCAGATCGACGCGTCGCTCTCGGAATCCGAAGCCCTCGCAAAGATTGAAGAGATCATCAACACGGAACCTGAAGTGGATACGACGCCGTCGGCAGAAGAACGTATTGCGGCGGCGCTTGAATATCAAAACCTTGCTTCTATGGAGGATGTAGCATGACTTTCGATCTCGTGAAACGGAATTTCGATCAAGGGCTCTGGACGGCTCAGATGGTTCGCCTCGCTGTGAAGAAGGGCGTCATCACGAAGGAGCAGTACAAGGAAATCACCGGAAAGGACTACTGATATGACGAAGGCGTGCTACGTTGGCGTGGCCGGTAAGGCTCGCAAAGTCAAGAAAATTTACACCGGGGTCGCCAACAAGGCACGCAAAGTCAAAAAAGCCTATGTTGGCGTGGGTGGAAAGGCTCGACTGTTTTACTCGGCAGATCAGAAGCTAGGGTACTATGGGACGGTGACGGGGTTGAGCCAAGTAAGGTGCCTCCCGGCAGCGACGACTGTAGGGAATTATGGGCTGTTCGGTGGTGGAGGCTATGGTGTATTCGCTGATACCCTGTACTCCACAGTTGACGCCTATAGCGCATCCTTGGTGAGGAGTACTCCGACAGCTCTAAGTCAGGCTCGCAGCGGCTTGGCAGCGACGACCGTGGGGAGCTACGGGCTGTTTGGTGGCGGGAGCAATACTGGACTGTTTAACAATGTTGCGTACTCCACAGTTGACGCCTATAGCGCGTCCCTGGTGAGGAGTACTCCGACAGTTCTGAGTCAGGCTCGGGGGTACTTGGCTGCAACCACCGTGGGGAGCTACGGGCTGTTTGGTGGCGGAGGTGGCACTTCCGTATACTCCACAGTTGACGCCTATAGCCTTGTGTAGCCTATTGAGTGCGCAGGGGTGGAGCGATTTAGCTAGAAGAAACAAGTCAAGTAAAACTAGATGGCCGGTGAAGCTTGAGTGGGAGAAGTTTTAAGGGTGGCGTTTGCCACCCTTTTTGTTAGCTTCCCCGGTATTATCTTTCTCTCTGGGAGAGCTGTGCAAGCTCTCTCCCGTGGAAAGCACACATCTTTCTGAGACTGTCAATTTCGCGGGCGGTTTCGTATGTGAGGTCTTTAACAGCCTCTTGTACTTGCTGCTTTTGCTCTTCGGTGCATCTAGCGGAGTGGATGTCTAAGCGTTTTTCAAAGTCCTTTAGTTTGGCTTCAAAGATGTCTAGTTTATCGTTGAACGCCTTAAGTTGACCTTCTATGCATTTGTAGTAGGCTCGTCTAAAGAACGCGGTGTCCCCGTTGGAGTCAGGCTCTTCCGGCGCGTCGTCCATGTAGCCAGTGAAATTATCGAGCGCTTGGTTCCCCATGGCCTCCATGGAGGCACCATAGAAAGACTGATTATCCCCTTCGGGGAAGTGAAAGCGGTCGTACGCAATCTGACTGTCAAGGAGTTTCTTATTTGCCATCTTCGGGGAACCCCAATTCGCCTTGGGTGTACATCATGGCCTCCTGTTACTTATTAACGCATTCAAAGTGGGCAATCGCGGCTCGGTTTTGCCCCTCGCCAAGATTGTAGTCGAGGACGTGCATCTTCTTCCCTTTGCTTTCGCAAACGCCACGGGCGTTGATAAGAACATCCTTCAGCACGTTTTGGGAGTTCCAAGACCAATACTGGCTGTCGCTCAGCAGGTATTCGTTTTCACTGATCTGGGTAAGCCCATTGGAAGCGCACCCGGTGAGGGCGAGGCAACCGAGGAGAAGAAGTGCTTTTTTCATAAATGAAAAGCTCCATAATCCGAATCTCTTGGAATTATGGAGCCGTGTAGCCCTACTGTCGACTTGATTAAGTGTTAACCCTAATTATTCCAGTTTACGACGCACTTCTCGATGGCATCTTTGGCGTTTTTTCGTGCCCATTCGAGCTCTTCAGGGTGTTCGCGATGGCGTTCGAGTACGGCGAGGTAGCGGGTGGCGACGACCATCTGGTCGTAGTTGCGTTTGTCCTCAGTAGCAGCGTACATCAGATCAGCGCCGAGAATGAAGCCGATTAAGAACAATAGGAAGTAAGCCGCCGGTGAGTCCGGCGACGGTAGACGAATTTTCATAGCGTCCTCCGCGACGGAAAGTTTACGAACAATTACCCAGTTTACTCCGGCTGTTACTGCATGTCACTGATCTGTATATGAAATTTACATTTCCAATGAACACCGTTACAAAGAGTCGCTACAAACGTATCAGTGAGAAACACTAGGTAAAAGTACTTGCTTTCGTCTCAGCCCCCACCTACATTACGCTCAGAGTCAGATGATCCTTTGGTTAGGAGGGTTCGCTATGAAGTGCGAACATGGTGCTGGACACACCACGATGGGTGTCCTCGGTTCCATCGGTTTCGGTCTGGCTACCGCGATGGGTTTGAGCAACGCGAACGGGAACGGCAACGGGTTCCTTGGAGGCTTCTTTGGAGGCAACAACAACAATCAGACGCAGGCCTTGATGGCGGAGAACGCCATGCTGCGGTCTGAGAACTACAGCGACAAGGTGGGGAAGGAGGTCTACGGCCAGGCGCTCACCGATAACCGTCGTCTGCGTGACGACATCTTTGCGTACGTGAAGCCCTTGGCCGACGAGGCTGCGAGCAACCGCGAACGCGTGGCTGTGCTGGAAATGCAGATTTCTAAGAACGGCGAAATCGCTGATCTGCGCGAAAAGCTGGTTCGCTCCGAACTGGGCGGCCAGATCAACTCCGTCGCTCAGACGTGCGCCTGCGGCATCAGCCAAAACAACAACGCCATTGCGGCCTTGCAGAATACGGTGAACGGGATCACTCAGACGATCATCCCGCAGTCCGTGATCTGCCCGCCCGTGATGCCGCGTTATAACAGCTGGACAGCTCCGACGGCTACGGACGTAGCGCCTGCTACGCAGCCGATCTCCGGGACGGTTCGGGTTCAACGAGGTTAAATCATGAGAATGTCGGTCGAAAAACTTCCTGCTGTCGCGCAGGAATTCCTTGAAACGTCAGTCGTTCCCGCCGCTAAAGGCATCAACAACTTAGCCGGTTACGGCATTGGGCTCCTTGGAAGTTACACCATCGGCGCGTACGCGAAACAGCTTCCGCAGTGGCTTCCAAAGCTTCAGGCAGTTGGGCTTGTGGACGAGAACAAGACGATAGACATCGACCAGCTTCACGCTGAGGCGGTGAAGTGGTTTGAAAAAGTCCCGTTCGACGTGATGGGGTTCAAGCCCGAGAAGGAGGATTTCGACCGACTGCGTGACATCATGAACAAATACGGAGGTTGACCATGGACACGAAGGAATACCGCAAGGTGCAGTGCGAGCACACGGAGGAGCGGCTTCTGAAGAAGTTGGATCGGATTCTCGATGACGCCGAAGACGAAGGATGCCTGGATGAGGAAGATGTTCACCTCATCAAGGACATTTGGAAGTCGATCTGGTACGCGAAGCAGTGCTGCAAGGATTGACGCAACGCCCCGCCTAACAAGCGGGGTTTTCTGTTTTTAAACGTTCCAACGTGTAATCTACGTGTAAAATAAGACTTTGGGATTTTTGCCCCTCTTGGGGCGTTTTTTAGGAGTCAGAAATGAGTCACAGTGACATCGTTTTAGGTGGCAACTTGGAACTCCAAGCGATGCTCAACCCGATCAGCGATGAACAACCCTGCTCGGAAGAAGACGCTGCAGATCTGCGTCTTTTGGACGGCTGCGACGACCCCGATGCGGTGGTGCTCTCGGTGTGGCAACGCGGTGCGGGCTCCCGTGTCAGCTTTGTGCTCACCTATGAAGAGCTGAAGCGCTGGGCGAAGTTCCTGAAGCATGTAAAGCAGGACGTGAAGCTTAACCGCAAGATTGAATACGGGCGCGTTTTCATTCGCACGAATCCGGGGAAAGACTATGACGAAGAATGATCCGGTAAATCATCCGTCTCATTATGCCGACCACTACGAGCACGAAGTGATCGAACTCACGGAAAAGCTGGATTTCTGCCTTGGCAATGCCGTGAAATACATCCTCCGTGCACCGTACAAGGGCCATGAAGCGGAGGACCTCAAAAAGGCGCAGTGGTACCTGAAGCGCATCGTGAAGACGGATCATCGTCCGTTCGTGAAGTTTGACATCGGAAATAAGGAAGATGTTGAACTGGCCGACAGCTTCAAGTCCCCGCTTATGAAGGAAGTTCTCTGGGCGTTTACTTTGGTGATTCCGGCGTACATGGAGCAAACCTTGGCAAAGCTTGATACCGCTATCCTTGAAGCCGAAAACCGTGAGCTGAAGAAGCAGCTTAAGGATGCCGAGGACAAAGCGTTTCTCGAAGCTGCCAGGTTGGCGACGACTCTGCCTCGTAGGCCTAGCGATTTGGATACCATTAAATTTTGGATGACTGGCTATGCGATCTAATGTAACAGCAGAAGTCGTCTGCGTCTTTGAACATGCCGGGACCTCTGTGGATGCCCAGCGCTTCATCACGGCACGAATCCGAAGCGTGGCGGGGGCAGACCGTGTGGGCTTCAACAGCATTCGAATCGTTCGCTGGTGCACTCCCGAAACGAACGAACCCCGTCAGTTTATGCACACCGACGGTAAGCAGTACTATCGCTACAGCGCTCAGTTCTCCGTGAGTTTCACGATTGAAGGGAGTTACGCCGAAGCACAGCAGTGGATCGTCGACCGCTTGAACGAAGACGAGGACAAGTCGTATATGAATGTGCAGAGCGTGGCTATGTCGGTGGCTCCTTTGGCGGTGTAAGCATGTCGAGCCTCTTCACGAAGTACGGGATGGACTTTGACAGTGTCTTCAAGTCGGACACCGGCAAGCAGTACTTGGGTATTTATGCCGACAACGGCCTGGATATTGGCCAGTGCTATGCGGCAGGTTCATCCCCGTTCGGAACTGGGTTCTACGTCGAGGACGGCAGGGATGTGAAGAGTATGTTGCTGTCCGACGGCACCGCTTGGGGGACTGTGCGTCGCACCCCCGGCGGCTGGGACGCGGCGGAGAATACAGGGCGCGGCTTTGATGCACCCTATCTCGAAAAGCGGGCCAAGGTCTTGCGAGACATGTGGTGGGACTTGTCGAAGTTCATCGTCGTTGGTTCGTCGGACTCAATGTGTAGCGAGACGGGTTACTACTGTAACGCCACAAAGTTTTTCCGCGTTGACCAGAAAGCCGGGGCTCCGGAAATCACCGGTATTCGCGTGCAGGTGAATAGGAGCACGAACGGCAAGGCAGACGTGGCACCGTTCTACATTGAAAATCCCACAAAAGGGGTGTTCACTTTTGTTTTAGGTTATTACCGTCGGTCTCACGGATGGGCGGCAGGGGCGGCCATTATTTATGCTCAGACTGCCTATGGCGAGGCCCCCATCCACAGTTTCAACTTTTCTCAGCCGTAGCGATTATGTCAAACCTTTTCACACAACAAGGCGTGGACTTCGACACCTGGTTTGGCGTTGGGCAGGGAAGCCAGTTCCTTAATATCTATGGGGATAACGGGCAAGATATTGGCCAAACCTACCTAGCAGGATCCGGCGGCCCGGCGACGAGTTGGTACACCCCGGACGGGCAAGACCTGAATACGAAATTTGGGGGCTACGGCTACGGGATTTATCGTGTCGGCGGCTACCCGTGGAATTTCCACTGGGGGGATTTCAACCTGGCGAACCACGTGAACTGGTGGAAGAGTTGGCTGAAGACCTGGGGGAACCGGCACTCCAGTGCGAAGTGCGTCAGCGGGATCACAAACGATTGCTATTGCCGGGATGTGAATTCTGACTACCACTACTCGGTCTGCATTTTTGGTTGGTCTCCGGTTGGAGGAACCCCGATTGAGTTTACTTACAGTCAGCCAAACATCTATAAGTCGCATCGGGATTGGTACAACGTTGCCATGGGGTATATCGAAATCAGCCCATATTTAAAGGGGATCGTGGTTCGTTGTGAGTGTGGTGCCGGTGGCAGAGTGGTGGCGGAAGTAAGGACTGCCATGTCCCAAGCCGGTCAGCCCTCTGTTGTTTACAGCGGGGCTTTTGGCATTGGCAACGACGACAACCATCCCACGACGGCTAATTCCTACTGGAATTGGAGCCGCTGGGGTAAGGATTGGGTGTTCCACTTATGATTATTTTCAACAAGCCTTTCATCTCTCAGTGGGTCTCGCGCCGCATCCCTGGTGACGATGAATTTCCGCTCAACACAGCAAACGTCGGACTGATTAAGAACGGCAAGCTCGTGGCGGGTGTCGTCTACACGATGGACATGGGGAACGGTTGCATGATGAGCGTCGCCTCCGACGGGTCTCGCGCTTGGCTCAATAAGGATTTCCTTCGGGCGGCGTTTTGGTACCCGTTCGTGAAGATGAACTACATGCGGGTAACGGGGTTGGTGAGAACGGACAACATTGATGCTCAACGCTTTGACGAGCATCTGGGGTTTAAAAGAGAAGGTCTCTTGCGGAAAGGGGACGATGACGGGACTGACCTCATCATCTACGGGATGTTGAAGGAAGAGTGCCGTTGGATTCACATTTAACGAGGTAACGAATGGGGAAGAAGTCTTCGAGCTATCAGGCCATCGACCCGAATGTCGGCAAGGCGATGAAACGCCAAGCGGATTTGGCGGAAGCGCAGCAACAGTGGTACGAGACCGAGATGCAACCATGGCTGATGCACCAGACGGAGCAACAGAACGAATGGGCGGAGCGGGATCGGCAGTTTGCACGCGACCAGGCGCTTTGGTGGCGTGATTACACGCGTCAGAACACCGAGAAGTTGAACGAGCGGGCGGACGAACAGTACAACCGTTGGAAGGCGACGCTGGGCTCAGAGAATGCCATGGTGGACAACGCTCGGAACTTCAACGTGGGGGCCGAGCAGGAACGCCAGACAGAGTCGGCGTTGACCGACATCACGGCTGGGAACGCCGTCCAGCGGAAAGCCTTGGGGCAACAGCTCACGACGCAGGGGATCGACCCCACGTCCGGGCAGTACCAAGCGCAGTTCCGTCAGTTGGGAGATGCTGAGGCGAACACCCGGGCGCAAGCCATCCTCGCCGCTGAGAAAGTGGCGAAAGAGCTGGGATGGAACAAAAAGATGCAGGCCGTGGGGATCGGGCAGGGTTACATGAATCAGTCCTTGCAGTACGCGAACAACGCGAACTCCATCGCCGCAAACGGGGCTCAGGCGTCTCTTGGTGCGAACGGTCAGGCGTCGTCCTTCGGACAGTTGGGCTTGTCGAACATCAGCAATCTCTACAACAACCGGCAGTCGTACTACGGGAACCTGATGAACACGAACAACAGCATGTTCAATTTGGGGATGGGGACTTCCAACACGAACCTCAATGCGGCTGTCGCGAACAACCAGAATCAGCAACAGGTTTCGAGCGCTTGGGGCAACGCCCTTGGGTCGATTGCTGGGGCGACTGCGTCGTACTACGCCAATGGCGGTTTCGGCACGAATAAGACAGGGAGTAAGACGTAATGGGAAAGAAAAGTTCAAAAGCCGTGGCTCCCGATCCCGCAATCGGGCAAGCGATGCAAAAGCAAGCGGAGATCATGGAGCGCCAACAGCAGTGGTATGAAAACACGATTTACCCTTGGCTGAAGCAACAGACGCATCTCCAGAATGAATACGCACAGGAAGACCGGCTCTTCCAGCAGGACAACGCGCAGTGGTGGAAGGACTACTACCAGGCCCAGTCGGACAAGCAGAACGCTCGCTCCGACGAGCTCTATGAGCGATACCAAAAGTACTACAAGCCCGTGGAAGATCAGTTGATCGAAGAGGCGAACAAGTACAACACGTCGGCAGAGGCTCAGAAGCAGGCCCAGACGGCGCTTGACACGACGGCGGGGCAGTACAACCAACAGCGTCAGGCGCTTGCGATGCGTATGGGAGCCTATGGAATTAACGCCAACGACGGCCTCTACGCTGAGCAGGCGCGTGCTTCCGGTATCAACGAAGCGGCGGCGAAGGCCCAGGCGGCCAACCAAGCCCGTCAGAGCGCGATTGATCTCGGGTGGCAGAAACAACTTCAGCTCTCGCAGTTGGGCTCCGGCTACCTCGGCAACTCGCTTAACTTCTCCAACATGAGCAACACCGTGGGCTCCACGGGGGCTTCGGCGACGAGCAACGCCATTGGACAGGCGTCGGCGCTTGGGCAGTTGGGCACGCAGAACATCACCCAGACGGCGAACATCGGCCTCAACAGTTACCAGAACATGAGTAACGCTTGGGGTCAGTACGGCCAGATGGGCCAGCAAGTGACGAACTACAACCAACAGGTGGCGAACGCCAAGTCACAACAGAAGGCCGCCAACTCGGCGGGCATTGGCCAGGCAGTCGGCACCGTTGCATCTGTGGCGGCAATCGCAATATGAAAACACTTCTTTGGTACAGCGGCGGGAAGGACTCCTTGGCGGTCCTTCTCATGAACCGAAAACTCTGGGAGTCGGATGACTTTACCGTGGCGTGGGTCGATACGGGCAACCAGTTCGAGGAGGTCTACGAGCACATGGAGCGAGTGAAGCTCTACGTGAAGAACTTCAAGACCTTGAAGAGCAACACCATTGATTGGCAGTTAAGGCACGGTCGCCCGGTTGATCTTGTGCCGACGAGTTTTGACAAAACCGGCCAGTACATCTACGGCGGTCGGCATTACTCGCCGTACGTCTCCCGGTGGGAGTGCTGCAAGGCGAACCTTTGGAACCCGATGCTGGAGTACATGAACGCTTTTAAGCCTGAGTTGGTGCTTCGGGGGGATAGAAGAGAAGAGCGGGCTGAGAGCGTAAAAGAGTCCGGCGGTATCAAGTTTAGGTATCCGATTTTCGACTGGACTCAAAAGGCCGTCTACAGCTACATCGTGGCCGAGGCTCCCAAGTATGGGTTCCTCCAACCAAGGCACGCCTTGGAAGAAGGGTCGTCGCTCGATTGCATGTCTTGCACGGCCTACAACTGCGAGCACAAGTGTCGCATGGAATATTTGAAGCAGTTTCATCCGGGGCTCTACGAAGCTAACCGGAAATTCTTTGAACGTTACCGGGAAGATGTCTTCCACGATTTGAAGGAGCTTTTGTAATGAGTGTCAATTGGGGTGGATTTGGAGCGGGGCTCTCTGCCGGGCTGACTCAGGGCTACATTTTGGGAGAAAAGTTTGCCAAAGCCATGCGGGCCTACAACTACGAGAAAGAGCAGAACGCAATCAACGAGGACTACGACAATCGCGTTGCTCAGTCTGATGCCAAGCACGCACAGATCAAGGCCCTCAACGAAGGCGGGGATGTACAACGGGCGACTGACGAGGCCTACAAAGGGGCGATACCCGTGGCGCAGGCCGGAATCCGTGAGATTGCTGCACGTGATCCGGAGAACGGCGGGCGTTGGACGCCTACATTGAACGATGCCTCGACGTACCAACAGACGGACAAAGCTGCGGCGATGACGCGGCATCCGGAGTTGCAGGATACGGCCATTCCTCGCTTCTCCCGTACGACAGCTGAGCAAGACCGGGAGCGCCTCAACGGCGAACGCAAGCAGGCGCTGATGCGTAGCGACCGGAAGTACTACGCCAACGATCCGGCGATGTCTCGTCAGCTTCGTAAGGAACAAGAAGACGAAGACCTCAAGCAGGGACTTCTGCAGGTCTACCAAGGGGCACTTAACGGCGACCCGAAGTACCTTGGCATCCTTGCCGGGGCGGCCCAGCAGTATGGACTCCTCCCGTCCGGGACGCATATTGTTCCCAACAACGACGGGACGTTCGCGCTCATCGACGAATCGGGCCACGTCTATATGGATGAGAACGGAAACGCCTATACGTCTGTCTCGCCCAACCGTCAGATGATTGAAGACGTGTTCGCGAAGTTCGCCATGCAACAGAAGATGTACCACGACGGTAACTTTAAAGGCATGGTGGAAGAACGCCGTGCCGCGCACAAGGAAGACCGCGAAGACCGGAAGGTCGACGTGCAGGAAAAGTACGTCGACGGGCGTCTGTCTGTGGCTCAGGCTACCGCTCAGGCAAAGGCTCTTGGTTACGCCCGAGGCGAATGGAAAGCCGACGGCGAAGGACGTATGACGCTCTTCGGGTTGGACTCTCAGGGCAACAAGGGCTTCCCCTTGGCGCATCTCGGCGAAGACCAACAAACGATCATCCCTGTCAACGTCTCAGACGAAGATTGGGCCAAGATGACGCGTGACGTGGAAAGCCGCGGCTACCAACTGGGCGTGGACGACAAGCTGCAACCGGTGGTGATGTCTCCGGACGGTCGGTCGGCTATGAGTTACCAAGGCTTCGCGGATCGCTCTGGGACTTGGGAACCCGTGGAAGGAGCCCAGTCGGCGCTTCCTGCCAACATGGCCGGGACTTCTGCTCCGCGTTCGGCAGTGCAATTCTTTGACCGTCGTCAGCGTGATACGAGTAGCCCCGGCCCGATGCCTCAGGCTATCCAACGTCCGTCGGCTCCGGCGACACAATCGGCGGAAGAAGCCCCGGTGGCACGCGCTATGGCAGTGCCCGAAGGGTTCTCCAAAGAGGTGCCGTTCTCCGGTGAAAAGGGTGAACCCGCTGAAAAGTCTGCGGCGTTACCTAAATACGCTGACAACGACATTCCAGCCTCGAAGGCAAAGCCCGCGCAGAACCTCGGAGAATTTGCGGCGCGTCGTGAAGAGGAGCGTTGGCAGGACACCTCCGGGTATAACGACAAGCAGTTGGCGCTGATTAACCGTGAACGCCAGAAGCGCGGTGCTCCTCTCCTGAAGGCTATGGACAAGAAGCCCGAAGGGGAGTCCTTTGGTGAATTTGTGGGGCGCATGGACAAAGCCCGCTTCTCCGACACGAGCAAGGTGTCGGATGCTGGTAAGCGTGCCATTGCGGCTTCCAAGGGGGAACCGGCTCCTGAAAGAAAGGCAGCTATTGATACCTTGCGCGGACAGGCAAAGAAGGAACTTGCATCCCGTAAGCGCGCCCTGCCCCAGCGTCAGGCAACACCTGCCGCAGCTCCGGCACAGAAGGCACAGCCTGCCCAGGAAACGAAGGGCGAACCGAAACTCCCCGTCAAGGGCAAGGTCGTAATGAAGCCTGGTGACAACAGTGTCGCCCATGTGAAGGGAGCGAATATGCCTTCCAAGGAGTATCGCATTCAAGCGAAGCGCGGTACCCGGGTGACGGCAGTTTCCAACGGCAAGGTGAGCTTCAGCGGTTACATGCGTGGCTACGGCAATGTGGTCGTGGTGACGGCGAAGAACGGTGAGAACCACATCTACACGAACGTCGAGACGGGTTTGAAAGAAGGTGATTCTGTGAAGGATGGCTTGGCAATCGGCAACGCAGGCAAGCAGTTTGACTATGTCGGCTACCGCGTGGACAAGAAGGGGAAGGCATGAGAGTAATCAACATCAGTCGAATGGGGCAACTGCCGGATGAGCAAAACTCCGGCATCCTCGGCGATATTGGGACGGATTTGCAGATGGCGGGGGGCGCGGCCCTCCAACAGACGGCTGCTCTTGGAGATTTTGTGGCACGCCCCTTCCGCAGTGAAGGGGGTGAAACGTTCTCCGAGCGCTTGGCAGGAAAGGGTGAAGACACCGTAGGGTCTGACGCTTGGATGGCTCGAAAGCAGGCGCAGTATTCTCCTGCCCGCCAACAAGCGGAACGGGACTACCAAGAGACAGTGGACTCGAACGAGTCTGAGCTTGGAAAGTTGGGGGCTACAGCCTATGGCTTGGCGGCGAATCCCCGCGCTCTTTTGGGGCGTGTCGTGCAGTCTGCTCCGACATTCGCTATGGCGGCTATCCCCGGCGGCATGGTAGGTGCAGGCCTTCGAGCCGCGGGTGCAGGAACTAGGGCTATCGCCACGGGTGCCCGTCTCGGTGCCGCGGCAGGTGAAGGTATCCAGTCCGGTGCGCAGAACGCCTATGACGCTATCAACTCCAACATCCGCGAAGGGCGTGGTCGTTATGAAGGTGTCGGTGGCGCTCAGGCCATCACGGCTATCGGTGTCGGCGCTACGTCGCTCCTTGGCGGGAAGCTCGGCGGCGGGATCGAAGCGGGGCTCTTTAACAAGGAAGTCCGCCAAGGGTTCCAAAAGGGGTGGAAGGGTACAGGCCGTGCGGCTCTTGCAGAAGGCGCAGAAGAAGGCGTGCAGTCCACGTTTGAAACGGTACCGCAGAACATTGCGCTTGATCGCCCGTGGAACGAAGGGCTGGGGCAGAACGTCGGCGAAGGTGCGATTGCCGGTGCCGCGATGGGCGGTGGTTTCCATGCCATTCTTCGTCCTGGAAAGCCTGAAAGCCTCGTTCAAGGCGCAAATAAATCGCCTGAAATTCCGCAAACTGAGCAACCGGTCGAAGCAGGTCAAACAAACGTGCCTAATAATGAGGCACAACCGGCTCCCGAACCCATGCCGGAGCCTACCCCCGTGGAAACTTCAGAACCGACGCCCCAGCAAGCGGCGGTGAATGAGGCTGTGACGGAAACGCCTATGGCAGGGACTCAGCCGGTGTCCGAACCGGTTGTTCCTCAAGCGCCGCAGGAAGACCCGGAAGTGACGAAGCTTCGCGAAGCCCAAGCAGCTCAGGAAGCCTACCGCCAAGCCTACGGGGATGAACCATCTCGCGCGAAAGAAATCTCCAAGGGCGAACTCAAGGCTGACTCTGTTTGGCGTCAGGCGAACCCCGAAGATGTGGAAAAGCTTGATACGTTGGTGAAGGCAAACGTAGCATCCGGTGCGCATAAGACGCCGAAGGCCTTGCGTGATCTGGCGTACACCCACCACAGCTACCAAGGGACTGAGCTTGCTGACAAATTCGACCGTTTGAGTAATGAAGCCAAGAATCCCACTGAGGCTGGGTTCTTCGCGGCTGCGGCTGAGCTCATTCGCCATCCGGATGCAGACCTATCACACTTCATGCAGGATCGGGCAAAGGCGGCGACCCAAGCCATGGGCGAACAGGCGGCGCAGCAAAATGCCAAGGTCGAGGCCGAAGCAAAGGTTGAAGCCAAGGAAGAAGCGAAGCCCGATCCCGTGGGAGTGTTCCTCAATGAAACGAAGCCGCTCTTAAAGCCTCTGCAGGACGCTGGACTGCTCGACAAAAAGTTGAAATCTGTCGACCTTCCGACCATTGAGTCTAAGGCGTTCCGCGAAAAGGTGGCGGGGCTCTCCGACGAGAAGGCCCGTGGTACTCTTGAAAGCCTTGTGGCCGCTGCAAAGAAAGTGAAGCCGGATTTCGCCTTGGAAATTCCTGACCGTCAGAAGGTGAAGGATGCTCTTTATGCCAAGACGGATAAGGAGGCGGAGAAAACTGTCAAAGCAGCAAAGGCGGAATCGGCTGACCTAAATAAGAAAGCCGAGGAAAACAAAACCCTTGTGAAGGAAGGGAAGCGAGATAAGCCGGAGTCGAAGGCCGAACTCTCGGGGCTTCTTGCATATCTCGACGCTCATCCTGAAGAGCTTTCCAAGCAACCGCACCCGGATGGCGGCATGGTGCGAGCCAAGGGAGCCCTGGAAGGGGACAACCTGAAACGCGTTGTGGAGTGGCTGTACGACCCGAAGCGTCGTGGGGAGCGAAAGATTCTGCTTCACCGGGCCAAGAAGGAAGTGCAGGACGCTGAAATCAAGGAAGCCCAAAAGGGGCAGGAAGAAGAAACGAGCGCAGCCGTTGAAGCCCATAAGGACGCTGAAGAAGCAACGACGGAAACGGTTGTCGGGAAGAACGAATCCGACACCCCGAAGCAGGCTCCGAGTGCCAGCATGGAAGGACGCAAAGGTGCGTCGGCTATGTCACACCTGAAGTCTGCCTACAAGGCGGCGACGGACGGTGTGCCGACCCCGAAGTCCAGTCTGAAGGACTTCCAAGACTACATCGCTAAGGTCGAAAAGCCCTTGGTGGATAAGGGTGGCGCTCTCGTTAAAGCCCTTGGAAATTCTAAGAGTGACACGTACGGCGATGCCCTTGGGCGTCTGTGGGCTGACTACACGGAGTACATGAATGACCAACTCCAAGGGCTCCCGGAAAAGCTTCGTAATGAAGTGATCCAACGCACTCCCGTGATGCAGTGGGTGACACAACAGTATCTCCAAAGCGACGCAGGTGGGTTCGAATTCCGTGCGCTCCCCCCGTGGAAGGCCTGGGCGAAAAACCCGATTCTGCAGGCGATTAACATAGCGTTACGTCACAATGGGGACGGCGGGTGGTTCAAGATGATGCCCCTTTCTGAGATTCGCAAAGCAGTTGTAGCTGCGGCGAATTCAAAGGCAAAGCAGGATTTGTTGGCAAAGTCTTGCTATTGGCGCAGTATCAGCGATGAAGGCGTCATGGTGCCGTTCCGAGATGTTAACAGCGAAATTACACTGCAAAGCGCTGTGTCCGACGAGTGCGCTGAAGGGGTTGCCCGAGCCAAACGTGCGTTTGAAAAGGCGGGACTCCCCATCCCGAACGCATTCGTAGTAGATCGTTCTCGTCAGGTGATTCCAAGCCGTGAAGGCTTGCGGCAATGCCAAGGAACACGCACTGATCTTTATGCGGGGTTAACGTACGAAATTGACGGTACCGCGCTGGACTTGGCAGACGGGAAGAGTCTTGGGCAGAAGACTCGTGTAGTTGTGGCACTGACGTATCCCAAGGGACTGAGTAATTCGTTCAAAGATCGGACGAAGCATTACGAAACGGTCAGTATGCCTGTCCACGAAATGCTCCACGCTCTTGATATTACGGCGAAATCCAATAAATTACCGTCCAATACGTGGGTAGAGGAGCTGTCGAAGACGGGCCAGTATAAGCTGCTGGTTGTAACGTCCCGCTTGCTTTCTAAACATGATGGAGATGTTGCGGCTGTAGCTACAGGGCTCCAAAGTGAGTTTCAAAGCCGCACTGTGGAGGACTTCCTTAAGTGGTTACAGGCAATGCCCATTGAAACAAGGGCTATGATTGCTCATCGTTTTGCCTACCCCGATGAAGTCGCTGACAGAATGGGAGCAGCTGGGGAAAAATATCGCGGGATGGAAACCATGGCCGCTTTTGGTTCGGCTATGATTGACGAAAGCGGGGCTCGCGAAATGCTTCGTGATTATTTCCCCGAAGTCTTCACGGCTGTTGATCGACTCCTGAAGTCTTTGGCGCACTACAAACTTGGCGACCAGGCACGGGCAGGGTACGCCTTACCGTTAGAAGGAGAAACAAATGCTTTGCGATCTGCAACTGACCAAGGAAGAACAAGCGCGACTGGATCAGTACTACCACAATCTGTGCAAGGGAGTAACAATAACTCCGGACATGTTGAAAACAAAAGCTCCGGAGAAAAAACAGGAACCCGAAAAGAAGTAACCGATGATTTACAGCTTACAAAATCTGAGCAAAGAGGAGCTGGAACGGGGGTACAAAGCGATGGAAGCGGAGTGGGCAAAGTACCGAAAACGGATGGAGACGAAGCAGCCCGAGAAGCCCGAGAAGCCCGAGTCCAACAAAAGTACGACTCCTACAAAATAAGCGAGTCCGTAGCGGTTGCCACGGGACTGGATCCCAAAGTCTTTGAGATGGAGGGTTGGAAGACTGTCGCCCGTGACCTCGCTGAGAAGGAAGCCGACAAGAACTCGGCAGACTCTCGTGTGGGGAACGCCACGAAAGCTCGAATGCGGAACCCCAGCTCTGCGGAAGCCAAGCAGAAATTGGTCGACGCCCGTGCGGAGCAGGTCGAGGCAAAGGCCAAGTACGATCAAGCCATGGCGGCTTACACGGCTTTCATGGTGGCGCACACGAAAGACGTGCCCTACACGCCGATGAAGCCGCAGAAGGAGCAGCAGTACTTCTACGACCGGCTCGTTGAGCACATCCCGAACGCGTGGCTGAAGGGGAAGGCGCGCAATATTGCGGCCAGCCTCTACAAGCACTCTATGGGTTTCATGTTCACCCGTGATCTGGTGAATGTTGCCAAGAAGGCACTGCCGTCCATCACGAAGTGGTACAACGCCCAGCTTGCCGCCGACCAGGTGGCTCGCCGTCATCAGGATAAGGCTGTGGCAATTGGCCAGGCTTACCGTGCACTCGACGATAAGCAACAGGACCTTGTGAATGACCTTTTGGATAAGGCGGTATCACGGGGGTTGTGGTTCACGCTTCCGAAGAATGCCTCTCCGGCGGTGGTGAATATCTACAAGTCCCAGCACAAAGACAGCACGCTGGAAGATGAGCTTGCTGAGTTTGAAGACCTTACGCCTGAGGCTAAGCAGGTCTTTAAGGAAGTGTTGGAGTTCGGCATCGAAACCCGTCAGACGGTTCTCAAAGCAACCCTGCAACAGATCGAAGACACCTACAACGACCGTGTGGAACGTAACCCTGGCCTGAAGGAAGAGTACGAGAAAGACCGCGATCAGCAGGTCGCTCTTGCCAAGGAGCGCTTTGGCGAGACGACTTCGCCCTACGTCCCGATGCGCCGTTTTGGTACACACGTCGTCATCATGCGGTCGCCGGAATATCAGAAGGCCTACGATGAGTTCGCCCGTGTCCAGAAGGCCGTCCAAGGTTTGAAGGAACCTACGAAAGCCGACCGGAAGTTGGTGCGAGATGCCCGGGCAAAGGTGCTATCCATGCAGAGTAACGGCATGGACTACATCGTGGAGTACGCTGAGTCGGCGGACGAAGCCGTGGTGCGTCGCGGGCAACTCCAACAGGAGCACCCGGAAGCCTCTGTGGTGTACAAGGAACGTGCGGCCTTTGAACATGGGGAACAGTTGAACCTTCAGGCGCTCCTCAACGTGGCAGAGCGTGCCGCCGAAGCCGCGACGGAAACTTCCGTGGAGATCGTAAACGAAAAGATGGCGAACAAGTTCAACGAGTTTGCCACGCTCCTTTACATCCAAGGGCTTTCCAACGACTCGGCTCTGAAGTCTCGCCTGCATCGCCGTAAGGTGGCGGGCTACTCGTCCGACATGATGCGCGGCTTCATGGCGACGGCTTCCACGGAATCCCGTTACCTCGGGTTCCTCTCGCACGGTCGGGAAATACGCAAGGCGATGGCCGAAATGCAGAAGGAAGCCCGTACGTCAGAAGACCAGGCGGCGGCGTCCACGGTGTTGAACGAAGTCATTGCCCGTGTTGACCAGAGCGTGAAGGGGCAGAGCGCCCTCTCCAACAGCATCCTGCGTGGTACCTCGGCGATGATGCTTCTCACGAACCCGGCGTTCTTCTTCCAGAACTTGACCCAGCCGATCCTTTACTCCGTGCCTTACATGGCCGGGCGCTTCGGTCTGCATCGCCCCCTGACGCTTACGAGTAAGTACATGGTGGCGGTGGCGAAGGCCGTGGCGAACGACGGTACGCTGAGCGACCTATCATCTATTGAAGCCTTGACCGATAAGCAGAAGGAAGCCCTGACTGCCATGCGCGAACGCGGGCTTCTCGACATCGGGCTCTCTCAGGAGTTCGGTGAGTTCAACCGTGCAGAACATGGGAAGGCTTACAACGCCCTTCTCGGTTGGACGGAATGGACGGCGGGGCTTGCTCGAAAGGTGGAAGTCATCAACCGTGCCGCTACGGCTCTGGCCGCTTACGACTTGGAGATGGGGCGTACGAATGACCACGAAGGGGCGATGAAGTTCGCTGACCACGTGCTCTACGAAACGCATGGGGACTACAGTTCCCGCAATGCACCGCGCTACTTCAAGTCGAGCGATTTTGCCCGAGTGGCGACGCAGTTCCGCAAGTTCCAACTGATCCAGATCGGCCTCTTCGCGAGAATGTTCAACCAGTCGATTGCCAAGGCTGACAGCGAACAGCGGGCCTTTGCCCGTGCAGGTCTCGCGTACACCATGGGGGCTTTCCTCCTGGTGACGGGCGTTAAAGGCTTACCAGTTGTCGGGACGCTGATGCTTGCCTGCGGGCTCCTTGGCGGTGCCGGGGACAACGACGAAGACTACCTCCGTCAAACGCTGAAGGATGCGGGGCTTGATAAGCCGCTGATCGACTTCTTCCTGCGCGGTCTCCCAGCGATGCTTGGGATGGACATGAGTGAAAAGCTTGGTGCCGGATCCATGCTTCTGCCGTTCCCGTACCTTGACGGTCGCGCCATGGTCGGTATGAACGGCGAAGACGACGGGCTCAAGGTGCTGACGGCGGCTTTCGGTCCGGCGGCAAGCCTCCTCCTGAAGGGCTACCGTGGAGCGGGATACGCGTGGCAGGGTGACTACGACAAGGCGGCTGAGAATGTTCTGCCCACTGGGTTTGCCAACCTTGCCAAGGCCATCCGCTTTGGCACTGAAGGGATCAGTTCTAAGGCTGGTGACGTGCTTATCCCAGGCGAGCAGTTCACGCTCTTTGATCTGGCGTCTCAGGCTGTGGGGCTTCCGTCGACGACGGTTACAAATCGTAACCTCAAGGTGAGTTCGATGTTCGCTCACAACGAGGCCTACACGCTCTGGGCGAAGCAAATCCGCCGGGCCTACGAGAAAGCCGTGGCAGACAAGGACTCCGCCGGACGCGCCGCTGCCATGCGCGAATGGCAGAAGATGAACGCGGAGCGTCGGTCTCAGGGTTTCAAGCCCAATGCCATGACGAACCTCATCAGCTCCGTGAAGCAGCAACGCCAGCGCGAACGGATGGCCATCGGCGGCGTCGCTGCAAACAAGTCCAGCCGAGGCTTCGCTAAGAAGCTGGACGAACTTTACTAGTGACGTAATCGGCCCATTCTTGGAGGAGCGCTCTTCTTAACTCAAGGAGGGTGCTCCTTTGGTATGAGGCCCCCACTTCGTTCTCGACTTTGTGATGGAGGGCGTGCTCACGAATTTCACGGTTTTTCTGGTTTTCCGCACACCAAGTGCTGAAAGAGGCACGGAATCCGTGCGCAGAGTAATCAACCCCTAGATGTGTGTGGAGGAAGTCCACTGCGGCGGCTCTCCCGAGATACCCTCCAAACGGGTATTCAGCCGTGAAGTCAAACAGCTCATCCATTTGTGTTGGGTAGGGGATTTCCCAGGGATCGTCATTGCCGTCAATGGCGTCGGAAGTCTTTGTCCGCATCAAAGTAATGATGCGATTTTGTGTGTCGACATCCTTTGTTCGCAGATCAACAAATTCGCCGGGGCGGGGGGCGCATAGCATACAGGCTAAAGCAACCCGTTTTTGCGGACTATCGGGTTGTGCATACGCCTTTGCATAAAGATATGGTATCTCTTTCCAGGGACACGAGGGTTGGTGCTTCACCTTATGTGATTTAGATGCTGGGGCCAACTCAAGATCAAGGCAACCCTGCCAGTTGGTAGGGAATTCGCCGGTGAACAGCCCTTCCTTCTTGGCGTATTTGAAACACGCACGCAGTCCCGCCAAAATACAGCCGCCCGTAGATTTTCCCCAAGAGGGCCTTAGCACTTCAGCGACATCTTGACGTGTAATGAGTGCCAAAGGTTTGTCACCAATGAAGGGAAACACATTGGTCTTGAAAGCAGAGCGATGGTCTTTGAACCATTTGTCGCTGCGAATTTTTTTGGTCTCCATGTGCCAGCGGAACGCGGCCTCGTAAATGTCGTTGATAGTTGTGTGGAGCCCCTTAGCTGTTATGGCCTGTTTTTGGCGATTAACATTTTCAATTGCACGCGTGACGAGGGGGTGCTTCCCCTCAGCGACTTGCTGTCGTATCTCAGCAGCTTTGGCTCTGGCGTCTGCCAAGGACAGAGTGCCAAGCCCAAGATCGTGGCGCTTTTTCTCAAAACTGAAACGGAGAAACCAAGTTCGGCTGTTTCCTACTACACGGAGGTAGAGACCGTTACCGTCAAGATGTTTACCCTCCGGGAGGGTCTTAATTTGATTGGCGCGAAGCCGATTGACCAGCATTTTTTGTCCCTTTTTTTGTCCATCACTCGTCGTGTAAACCCAACGAAAAACCTGTAGACCGAGTTTATTTCAAAAGACAAAAAATGCAAAATATTTGTGTAATAACAAGTAATTCTATATAACTGGGGGTAGCTGGGTTTACGCGAAAAACCCATTAACTGCATGGGACGAACACCAATAAAATCAACGTACTACAAGCATAGAAAATCCATTGTCCCTCAGATTGCCCCCGCGCTGTTTGTCTAAGAAAAGCCCCCGCAGATCTCTCCACGGGGGCTTACTTGTCTAGTTAGTTTTACCTAGTATGTATACATGATGTATAGTTCAATGTATAGTTGATTAGCTAGTATGTATCACTAGTGTCCAAATAGAGCCCTAGCGGAGGGCGAAAATTTGGCCGTAAAAACGAATCATGGCGGATGGCTAGAATTGTGAGTCTTCTACAAACACAATCAGCCAATCCGCCATGAAAACAGCACCTATCAGCCTGTTTGCTCAATTAATGTCGTTTGTCTCGCGAGAGGAGTTTTCCGAGCTTGAGGGCAAACAGTCTGAAAAGAAAACCAGTAACGCACGAAAGTATAGTCGATGGGATCAGTTTATTGCACTGATTTTCTGCCATCTTGCAGGAAGCGATTCTCTGCGAGAGATCGAAGACGGGCTGTATGGTGCCGACGGAAAGATGAACCATCTCGGGGCCTGTGCACTGAAGCGAACGACCCTTGCGTACCAAAACAAGACGTACGACTATAGGCTTTTCAAGGACCTCTATTTTCGTCTGCTCAAAAAGTTCGAGTCAGCGTTCGGTCAACGCCTGAGCAAGAGATTTCAAGCGCCCGTCTATTCGCTGGACTCGACCACTATTTCGTTGTGCATGAAGCTGTTTTCGTGGGCTCAATATCGAACACGAAAGGGCGGAATGAAGCTACACACCATCATCAGTAACGACACCCTTTTGCCCGTCGTCATGGATATGACCCACGCCAAGAAGGCCGACGTCAAGATGGCCAAGAGCACCATTGAACAGTTGCCCGAGTTTTCCTTCGTCGTGATGGACCGAGGCTACAACGACTATGGTCTCTTCGAGTGGATGACCCTGCGCGGCACCCATTTTGTCACGCGCCTCAAAGAAACAGCCAAGACGACGCTTCCGGCGAAAAAGACCAGAGGCAAGGGTGAAACGTGGGGCGACTACGAGATTCAGTTCCAACAGGACATCGCTGAAAAAGGCGATGCCGCCCTCACCTACCGTTTGGTGCAGTGGTTCGACAATGAGCACAACCGCTGGTTTGAGTTCCTCACGAACGATTTCGAACTGACACCCCATGAGGTCTCAGAACTTTATCGCGAGCGTTGGCAGGTTGAGCTTTTCTTCAAAAAACTCAAACAAAACCTAAAAATCAAAAGTTTCATCGGCACATCCGAGAATGCCGTGATGTGTCAGATTTGGACAGCTGCCATCTGTACGTTGCTGGTGGAGCTCATCTCCCGACGGGCCAAATTTAGTTGGAGCTTTTCACGGCTGATGGCCTTCTTGCGACTGAATCTGATGACCCACAAGGATCTCAACGAGTGGATTGATCGGCCAGCACTGCCATTGCGCAGGCTGAAAAGGCGGGGGAACATACCCTCGTCAGACGGCGAGCAACTTACCCTTTTCGGCTGAAAAGGCCTGTTTTTCCACGCTAAGACCACGCCTCAATGAAATCAATGCCTTGAAAATCGAAAACAGCCGATGCACATTTTCTATTTGGACAGCAGTGAGTATGTATAGTTCAATGTAGAGTTCGGCCTACTTCAAACACGCCCGAACTTCGCCGACCTTCCACTTGGGACGAGCCCCTTCATGGAGACGGTAGGGCTTGGGGAACCCTCCACGGTTGATCCACTCATAGAGGCAGGTCGAACTGATGCGGAAGTACTGCATCACCTCTTCACGCGTGACGAATTCGTCGTCCTTTACCTTCGGGTCGCCGATGTCCAATTGAACCCCTCGGGCTCGCATCGGAAGAAACCCCGTGGCATACGCTTTATCCCGAAACTCTTTCAACGTCTTCAACCGGTAGCGCGGGTCGCCCTTCTTATTGTCCCGGCTGAAGAAGCCTCGAAGTTCCAACTGATAAAAGTAGCGGCGGTTGATCCCGAGATATGCCGCGCCTTCCTTCGCTAATAAAAGCGTGTTCTCGTTAAGAGAGTTGAAATCAATTCCCGTCATTTTCTTCATCCTGCGGTTTCAAGTTATCCATGGCATTGAGGTCGATTCGCCAGCACCGGCACTGCGAAGTCGTGATGTTGGTGTTCTTCCCAAGGCTGCAACGGGCCCGACGATCCACCAAAACGCCGTTGTTCTTCAAGGTATCCGCCATGAAGTCGAGACTCACGCGGTTGGCGTTGCACCAGTCGCGCACGGCCTTCGCAGAAAGGAACAACGTGTTGTCGTACCACGTGTCCCGACGCGCTGGGGTGCCTCGGATGGCTCGGCCTACGATCCCATTGGAGTACTTCACCTCGTAAGGAGCCTCGGTGGGCTTGAGATCGTACGTCACCGTTTGGACGATCTGGGGGCTCAGCTCATTCAACATCAACCCAAGGGCCTCTGTGGCAGACAGCGTGTTGGCTTCCAAGGTGTGCTGAAACAGCTGGCGAGCGGCTTTGAGCGCGAAGGCCGTCATCTTGGGGATGTCAAACTCAATCACCCCGAGATCTTTCATGATCTTCGCCGCCGTCAGCGTGCACACCATGTGGTTGCGGTAGAACCGGTAGCGCGGTTGAGCCATCAGATCCTTGTCGGCCTTTAAGTCTTCGTACGTTTTGAAGATGAGGTCGTGCACGTCGTCACGATGCGCCACCACGTACCTAACGAAGAGCTCACCGGCGATGCCCATGTCTTCTTCCATCGCAGAGACCTGAGACGCCACGGCCATGGGGTCTAGGCTTGGAATGTCGTAGGTGTCCACGTTGATTTCGAAGATGCGCATCACTTCCGCTTCCGTGTCGCCGTTCGTGGCAAGCCGGGCAGTGATCTGCGTGTTACCGGTCAGAGCCGTGTGGGTGCGCCACTCGTTTCGATCCCCAATACGGACGGTGCCGCCGGAAGCCTTCATACGCATCTTTTCCACGCCGGAAGACAACGCGTAGCAAAGCTCCGACAGTTCCCGAGAGTTCTTGTTCGTCACTTCGTCGAAGAGCACCGGGAGGTTTCGGAGCGTCCCCAAGAAGTTCGCCTGAGCGTTGGCCGTGGCACCTTCACGACCGCTGAAAGCCATGCCGGGCATCGGACGACCGTAAGCGTAGAGCGCCGCCAAGGCCGCCGTCGTTTTGCCTTTGCCGGACTGGACGCCGGTAAGAACGCACGGGATGCCGTTGTAGAGCGTGTCGCAGAGGTTGACGAGCGGAGCCGCCCACAGCGAGCAGATCATATACTGCATGGGTTCCATGCCGTCGCGGTTGTAGATCGAGTTGATCTTCTTCGCATACGACTGCACGCTTCCGACGGGCGTCGGGAAGACCTTGGCGTGATCCGCCGCCGCACCGCTCAGAAGCACTTCCGTCACTTTCCCATCGGGAGAATAGAGACGCGTGCCGATGAGGAAAGACTTATCTTCCTGCCAGCCGAAGTGGCTGTAGGTGTTCATTACGTCGGTGGAGTTCATCAGTCGTGCTACCTCGTCCTTGAGGTAAGCGCCCATGTTCTTCACCGAATCATTTGCGTTGCCTGCCATGATTTCGTACTGCCCTAAAAACTCCACCAGCTTGTTGCCCCCGGTGCCGATGATTGAACCGGGAATGTTGAACTCACGAATATCTCCTTTGGGAAGATGAGCACGGGTGGCAAAAGAAAATTCTCCCGTGACATCCCGCAAGCGGCGGAGGAGGTAAAAGTGCACCCCGCAGAAGGGATGCGGCTCCAGCACACCGTCGGCATTTTTGAAATATCGCACCATCTGACTGCCGTCCCAACCGTATCCCGGAGGGCTCGGCGGAATCTGATAAGTGACGGTCTGCGTTTGTCCGGCTGAGTTCGTGCTCGTGACATCGACCGTAGTTTCTTTCTTTTCGGGTTCTTTTACCCCAAGCACCCAAGGGGTTTTGATCTTGCCTTTGTGGGGGCAATCTTTGCAGCCGTCAGGGTTGCACTTGCCGAAGTATTCGCACGTCGGAGGCGGAGAAGTCCAAGTGTTGAACCGCGTATCCACGTCGACGTTCTGATGTCCTGTCTCGGCTCGTTTCTCCGTCCATTTCCGAGCGAGTTCGATGCCTTCAGCGCAGTGGGTGATGAGACCGATAACGCCGCGCCAGTGGTCGTAGCTTGCATCCCCTCGGGTCTCCTGGACGGCCTTTACCTGAGCGCAGTGCTTGGCAATCTCTTCTGCAAAAGGCTTGGCAGTTGAGCCACCGTAATCCGGCATCGTGTCCCCAACCATCCACGCAGGCACTTCCCCAAGGCCACCGACGGCTTCTGCTTCTTTCTCCACCAGGGCAAGGAAGTCAGCCGTTTGAATGGGTTCTTTCTGAGGGAGCGCAACCTTCACTTCCAAGGGATTCGCCGGGTCTTTCCGATTGTGGGTTCCGACTGGGCGAAGGACGGATGCAAAGTCCGCCGTTCGCGTGGGGTCTGCCAAGAGCCCGTCTGCGGACATCAGAGCCTTCAGAGCATTGGCAGTCCGCACCCAGTCTTCCGGAGAGATTTCTTCGGAGAGGCACCAGTAAGCATGGACACCGCGACCGGAATTGACGAGCATCGGGAAGGGGAAGGAGTGCTTCTTGCACCACGTGAGGATCGCTGTTGCACCGTCTTTCTGTGTGGCGTAGCCGTGACCCTCAGCCGCTTTGTCTGCCCCACAGTCCACGTCAATCCAGAAGGCCTTGGCGGCTCTCCAATTCTCCGAGGTGCGGGTGACGAACTTTCCGGATTCGTTCTTGTACGGTGCCTTCTTAAAGGCAGCGCAAGCGTGGTAGACCGTTGCACCCTGCTGGTCACACTGCTCAGCGAAATCGACCGCCCCGGCAATGGTGGTGAATCCACGATGTCTGAACCCTTTCTCTCCGGCCACTGCAAGCAGGTAAACACCTTCCGGGGGGAAGATGCTTTCAAAAAATTCTTGTGTATTCATTGCGGCCTTTTAAGTTTGAGAAAAATAAGGGGAGCGCGTGCTCCCCTTCCACGCGTTACGTGGGGTTAATCAAAGCCGAGGTTGTTCAACGCAGCATCGAGCCCTGCATCGGTTTCCACCACCTTAGCGTCTTCCCACGGAGCTTCGGCGGGCTTGGCGGCAGGCTTCTGCGTCTGGGCAACGTTCACAGTCGAACGAGCACCAGAGGGGGACGTACCCATAGCTTCGGCGATCAGCTGATCCGCCGGATCGACCACCGGAGCCGGAGTAGGGCGCGGCTTGCTTTCCATCTCCCGCAAGACCTGTTCCGCAGGGTCATTGGCGGGGGCGCGCTTCACAGGCTTCGGAGCCGCTACGGGGGCTTCCGCCGGGGCCTGAGCGGTTTCGTTGCCAAACAGCATCCGGTGGCACTTTTCGCTCTTGGCCTGTTCCATCACCTGGTCGAACGTCGCCTTGTCACTGATGAAGCCGAGCGGGCGGAACACCAAGTGAGGCGTGGCTTGTTCCACGTCGAAGGAAAGTTCCGTCAAGACACCCTGATAAGGGATTTTGCGCTGGCCGAGCAGTTCACCGTAAGCACCGAGAGCCTTAATGGAGGCGGGCGGCACGCGGAGCAGGTAGAGCTTTTCAAGGTTATCAGCCGTGCAAAGCACCACACGGACGAAGTCGGAGCAAGCCTTGCCCTTGCCGACGGCACCGTTTTCACCGCGAGACGTGCCAAATACGTTCCACTTACAGGCCGCGCAGGTCTTGCACTGGGGCTCTGCAGCCGTGGCGTCCGGGGTCTTGCCGTCGTTGGAGAAGCACGTGGGCTTCGCGGCGTCTCCAGTGGCGTCAGCGTTGTAGCCGTTGGCGTAGTAGGTCTTGGACTTAAACGGGCTCGTCTTCACGATGATGACGCTGATACGCGTCGCAGGGGAATCCGGGTCCTTCGGGTTGGGGAGCACCTTGCGGTCGCCGCCGTCCACGACGGCAAAAACCTTGCCCTTAATAGAGATCGTGGGGAACGACTGCGAGGCGTGTGCCGCCATGTCGTTGTCGTACTGCTGTTCCTGCAAGAAAGCCGGGACACCGGCGGAAACCTGTTCAAAAGGGATAATGTCAGCCATTTAAATTCTCCTGAGATTGTTAAGCGCGGCGGAATCCGACCTTCATTTCACGGCGGATGACAACGCCCGGGGGCGTGTCCTGGTTCTCCGTGACGAAATCTTGCACCGCAGTTTTGTTGGCGCGTACGTCCAAAAGGTCGAACGCCTGATGTTCTTTGATGTAGTCCATGAAAGCGGACTTGTCCTGCACTGTGGCAGACATAGCGACCGATTGATACACCGTTCCGGCGCTCGTCTTCATAGATTCAACTCCGGTATCGGAGAGGATCCGCAGGGCTTCGGCTTCCAGCTTTGCCAAGGCCTCGTCGTAAGGCTTCAGGGCTTCAGCCTGCTGGGCCTTCAGCTCTGCTTTCTGATCGCGAAGGCGGACGTAAGCCGCCACAATGTCGTCGACTCGACTCATTTTTGACTCCTTTATTTTACGCGTAGTTTACACGTTGGAACGTCAACGTGCGTTTGTTTGGCTATAAGGGGTTTCCCTATGCTACCGACTGTTCGTTGACCATATCGAGGAGCAAGCCCTGCATGGACTGCTTTTTCTCAATGCGGTCGTAGACCTTCTTTTCCAGCTCGGTGGACACCAAGTGGACGATGACGGTGGAACGCTTCTGACCGGGACGCCGGACGCGAGCGCAAGCCTGTTGGTAGATCTCGTTGTTGTAGCAAGGCCCGAACCAACAGATTGTGGTCGCCGCCGTCAGCGTTAGCCCGTGGGACATCGTCGCCGGGTTGGCAATAATGACCTGCGGATTGTCCGCGTTCTGGAAGTTGTAGAACGTTTCATCACGCTGTGCCTTCGGCGTGTCGCCGTCCACAATGGCTACCGTGTGACCATGCTCCGACAGATAATCCGCCGCCTGGTGGAGGGCCGATGTGAAGGGGATGAAGACAATCGTCTTCCCTTCCGATTCACAGACCACTTCGTCCAAGGCTTCCAAGCGGGGTTTGCAGGGCACCGGCACTGTTTCGCCGTGTTCCCCGTAGGCCGCACCACAGCAGATCTGCAGGAGCTTGGAGGCTTTCACCGCTTCGTTCACGGCGAGCACCTTGCCTTCCTTCAGCTCTGTGGCGAGCTTGTTCATCATTTCTTTGTACGCCTTCTTCTGCTCAGGCGACAACTCGGTTTCCCGAACCTGGATCACCTGCGGCGGCAGATCAATAGCGTCATCCAGCGAGAACCGGATGGCAGGCTGCATGATGCGGAACACCGTTTCTACAGCGTCCGGCTTGTTCACCCAATTGAACTGCCCACGCTGGTACATCACGAGGTCACGGAACCGTCCAAAGTACTTCGGCAGGTCAGGATTGTTTGGTGTGACGAGCTTGATCTGCCCATAAGCATCCGTCGGAGCATTGGGGATCGGTGAACCCGTGAGGCCCCAAACCCGGCGTTCTCCATGGAACTGCTTGTTGCAGATGTCGTCCGCCGTCTTCCACCGGGCCGTGGACGGATTGCGGAACAGTGCCACCTCGTCAATGATGATGAGGTTGATGTCCGGGCGATCCGCCATGGCCTGCTGGATGATCTTCAAGCCGTCGGTGTTGATGACATAGATGTCAGCATCTTCTGCCAAAAGCTTCAGGCGCTTTTCCCGAGACCCGTAAAGCACATTGAACTTCAAATTCGGGAAGGTACGAAAGATTTCATCCCCCCAGGCACGCTCCATAACGGAGATGGGGCAGACGACCAAAGCCCGCTTCACCATTCCGATGGATCGCATGTAGTCCAAGGCCCACAGCGACGTGACCGTCTTCCCCAAGCCCATGGAGTTAAGGATGAAGCAACGGTTGTTCATGGAGGCGAACTCCGCCGTCTTCCTTTGAACTTCAAAAGGTTTGAACCGCCCGTCGTACGGGTAGTAGTAATTCATGGGGGCAGGGACGTTCACGCCAAGGTTACGCAGAACCTTCGTCTCGTCCGGCTTATGAGGAACCGCCACAAGGGGCAGACCCTTGTAGACAAATTCCTTCGCGGTCGGAATTACGTCAAGATACTTTTTAGGATTCTTTGTTTTCAGGATGACAGCTTTTCTAGGCTTGAAGATCAACATTTCTGACTCCTAAGAACCCCGTCGCCAGCCTCGGTTCTTTTTCTGACTCACCACTCGAAGGTTGGAGCGGGCGTTACTACCGCCGTCTTTCAACATCTTTTTGTGGTCAACATCACGGTTATCTCCGACTTTGCACTTGCCCTCGCGAATCATCTCGCGCCGAGCGGCATTACGCATGGCACGTTTCTTCTTTTGCTCGGGCGACGACTCGTAAATTCGGTCGTACTGTGCCTTCCTTTCCGGTGATTGTGGCATTTTAGTTCTCCTATCGGTAAGACTTGTAATGGTTTTCCCTATGTTGCTCTTTTTCCCATAGGTCCCGGCATACCTTGTCACACCAGCGATGTCCCTTGGGAACCGGTTCTCCGCAGAAGAGGCAGAAGCCCGTCTCGGGTGCCTCCTTGGTGAT